GCAGGAGCAGCTAAGCAAGCTATGCAATGGGGCGCAATTTATGGTAAGCCATCTGGTAGGCAGGGTCAAACATACGCCATCATAACAAAAGATCTCAGGGATAATTCATTTGTGGGCTGGGATTTTGTTAGAGAGCAACTAGGAATCCTTATGAAGTACGCACATGTACATGACGATCTTGTATTTTTACTGACTCCTATTGGAACCGGCCTCGCCGGTCAAACAATTGAAGATCTTGAAGAGAATATTAAGTATCTATATTTTCCGGACAATATCATAAAGATATGGGAGAATGAGAATGATTGAATATGTACCAATCTCAATAGCAAAAGAAGATTATCAACCAGAACCCCGAATGATCGATGGGTCGGATTTTAGATTAAAAGAAAATAATCAATTCAGAGGGGGTGTCTCACAGATGATGGTTGATTATCTTATGGAAGAATTTGACAGACGTTTAATAAAAGAAATAAAGGAAATTTACGATGTTGCTTCAAGCTCCAATTAACAGTTTAGGATATGGTGTTGCGGGATATAATATTGCAAAACAATTAGGAAAGAAGAAAGGTGTAGAGCATCTTACGCTTTTTCCAATTGGTCAGCCTGAACCAGAATTATATGAAGAGTTGGTTCAATATGACTGGCGAAATAAAGAAGAAGAATTAAGTTTATCTGATATATGTTTGAAAATTTGGCATCAAAATGGATTACATGAGATGGCTGGAAGAGGAGTTCGAATCGGTTTTCCTATTTTTGAACTCAACAGTTTTACAAATGAAGAAGAGTTAAGTATTAGTAGTTGTGATGGAATATTTGTTTGCTCAGAGTGGGCTAAGGCAGTTATTGCACATGAAACAAGAATAAATTATCATTGTATTAAAGTTGTTCCACTTGGAGTTGACCGTTCTATCTTCAACGAGAATAACAATGTAAAACGCCCAGCTACAATCTTCTTTAATTGTGGTAAATGGGAAGTTCGCAAAGGTCACGATATCATCAAAGAATGTTTTGAAAAGGCGTTTAGCCAAAATGATAATGTTGAACTTTGGATGATGTGCGAAAATCCATTCCTAGGTGAAAAAAATAACGATTGGATTAATTATTACAGGTCTTCCAGTCTTGCAAATAAAATCCGTTTCATCCCAAGACAAAAAAGTCAGCGGGATGTGTATAATATTATGAGACAAGTTGATGTTGGAGTTTTTCCAGTTAGAGCAGAAGGTTGGAATTTAGAGCTTCTTGAACTGCTATCGTGTGGTAAACATGTAATTACTACAGATTATTCTGGTCACACAGAATTTACAAATAGAAAAAATGCAAGAATCATTAATACTGGTAAGTTAGAACCTGCTCATGATGGCATATGGTTTCATGGTCAAGGCAATTGGGCTAAACTTGGCGACCCACAAAAGGATCAACTTATTACTCATATGAGAGAACTTCATCAACAAAAGAAAGATAGTGAATTGGATATTAATTTAGCAGGAATTGAAACTGGTATTAAATTTTCTTGGGAAAATACGGCAGAGGAGATATTAAATGGGCTTTGAAACACCAGAAGATATTCTAAAAGAATATGAAAATGGATTACAGGCGGCTGTATGCAATGCCGTAGATATGGCTAGGCTAATGGAAGAATTGCCTAGACCTCTATTTGGCGCAATCGGAAATGAACTATATGGAACGGGAAAAGGATCGCTGGCGTTGCCTTATAAGGCAGTTCAATATTTTTTTCCTAATTTCGGTGCTGACGAGTCACAGACAACAGGTGACTGCGTATCTCACGCAACTCGCAATGCAGTTGACGTAACAAGATGTTATGAAATCCTTTATGGTCATGAAAAGGAATCTTTTATTGCTAGGGGGGCGACTGAACCTATTTATGGTTGTCGTGGTCATGGTGGACAGGGAATGCAATGCTCGCAAGCCGCAAGATTCGTTAGTTTAACTGGTGGATTTTTAACACGACAAAAGTATGATGACATTGATTTATCTAAATACGATTCAAGAATTGGAACATCTTGGGGTAGTCGTGGAATCCCACAATCAGTTATTAATAGATGTAAAGAACATAATATTGAAACAGTAACAGCAGTTACTACAATTGAACAAGCTAGAGACTTGTTAGCTAATGGTTATGCCTTGTCTGTATGCTCAGATTATGGATTTTCGAGTGTTAGAGATAAATATGGAATAGCAGAAACAAAAGGCTCATGGTCACATGCTATGGCGTGGATCGGTTGTGATGATACCCACGAAAGACTCAATGAAACTCTATTTCTTGTACAGAATAGCTGGGGGTTGTGGAATTCCGGTCCTAAATATTACGAACAACCAGGTGGTAGTTTTTGGATTCGTCAAAGTGTAGCCGAAAGAATGATTGCTGCCGGTGCTGCATTCGCGTATAGTAAATTTAAAGGGTTTACACGTAAGATGGACTGGACAAGAATTAAGGAGGTTTATGCATGAAAAAATCTACAGCTTTAGCATTATATCTATTTGGTGCTTTAAGTTGTTTGTTGTATCTTGATTATACAGCAAACAATCAAGTAAATCAATTGTATGGTGCAAGAGATATTAAAGCAGAGCTAAAAGTTAATGTTGATAGAGCTAATCTAGTTCTCGATACGGTAGAAAAGAAATATATCAAAAAAGAAATTCCTAAACCAAAACCAGAAGTAGAAACTTGTAAGTGTAATGGCACAGGTTTTATTCTGCAACCAGATGGTAATAGAAGTCAATGTACTTGTTCTTCAAAACCTGAAGGTTGTCAGTGCAAACCAAAAGCGGAGCCACAGCAATGAGTGACATACAAGATTTCGCCAAAGAAATTGCTGCGGATTTACCAAATGAAGATGGTAAGTATGGATTTGATTTAGCTCTAATCATTATCATTGGCTCAATCATTATTAATGTACTTCAATTATTAATGAAGTGCAATGTATTTGGAAGAAAATTAGAAGACAGGGTAAAAAATCCCGGACCAATTGACCAAATACTTTTAAGTAGAGCTATAAAGAAAGAACTACCTCAAGAATACGCTCATTTAAGAGATAATATCAAACAAGCGGTTTTAACAAAAATTCAGTCATTACCAACTGAGAAAATTAACAATATGGCTAAGGAGGCAAAAAATGCAGGCTAAAATTCAATCACTATTAAAATCACGCAGATTCTGGCTAGCTATTTCAGGTGTAGTAGTTGCCGTATCACAGGATTTAGGACTTACGACTTTATCAGCAGATCAAATACAAAATATTTGTTTGATGCTCGGCAGTTTAGTTCTTGGTGAATCAATTAGATCTTCAGAAGGAGCGCCAAAATGAGTACGGCTCAAATTATTATCATTGCTATTGGATTATTAATCGTAGCATCTTCGGTTGATTTTAAATCTCTATTTGCTTTTCTTAAATTAAAAGAAAAAGAAGTTATAGGATATGCTCCGGTTGCACCAACCCCAACTCCAGCACCAACACCAGTTCCTGTAGTCGTAGTTGATACAAAGAATGAATTAGTTCTTCTTGTACAAAAATGGCAAGCCCTTAAAGATGCATGTGATAAAAATAATCTCACAGAAGCATCTGCGAAATTAGATGAAATTTTCCCTGTACTAATCAAGGTAGAGAAATCATGAATAAAGGAAAGCTAATTCTAGGCTTATCATTGCTACTATTAGGTTTTTTTTATGAAGACTTACCTTTCAAAAATAAACCTGTAATCAATAATGAATATGCCAAATATTTAACACTACAAAAACCAAGTGACGAAGTATTGAATGAATTAAGTGATATGAAATCTATCGTATCTGGTCCGGATGAAGTATTTGACAGGGAGTTGATAGCTGTTTTTAATAATGAAATGGGCAAGAGAATTGCGCAATATGAAAATGTCAATACTCTTACATTTGAAAATTATTATTATGACGCTGGTAAAATGTACTTTGAGGGCAGAATAGCTAAAAAGTATACAGGTCTTGGTGATAAATTATATAAAATTATGCTATCAACACTCGGAGAAAATGAATCTGTTGTAACCAAGGAAGATTTCAAAAAACTTTCTGAAAAAATGCAAGGAATTGCTTGGGTTTTACTTAATTAAACTTGACAAAAAGCTAGGCGGGTGGTATAATAAATCATCCGCCTAATAGCAACTAGAGGTGTAATATGGATACATATATAAGTCTAATACCGATTTTCGCAGACACATCTTATCATCAAACACATGAAAAGTATTATAAGATATTGACAAATAAAGATAATTCTATTTTAAAAATAAAAGTTAATGAATTATATGATAATATAGAGACATGTCTAAAAGAGCTTTATTCTTCATATCTTAAAATAGATTATGATTGGACAACAAAAGAATTATCACAAGTTAGAAAAAATAAGAATGAGATAGAAATTACCTATGTATGTAGAACTCCTTATATCCCTGATGCTATAAAAGGTGGAAAGTTAATAACTGTTACTGATTTTATGAATTCTATTATGGATGTGTACTATGTCGAAATCATTTCAGGAAGAAGTCCCCAGTTCTTCAGATAATTTTTCTCCTAAATCTTTTCTTATATTTTGTTTGGACGATGAAGGAAATGTAGCTTTTGAAGCATCTTGGGGTGAATCTTCAGAAGATATACAGAAATTTGCGGCTTTATTGCATAAAATAAACACTGGAGCATTTGATAAAATGATTGTTGAGCAGCTCAAAACGCAATCAAAAGAAAAGGGAGATCTTAAGAATTATAATATATTTAATAAAGCCTATAAGATCAATTCCAAAGATTTAGTTGTAGATCCTACCAACGTGGAGTTAAACTAATGAAAAAAATAATGTGGGAAAACTGGAATGAAAAAGAAAAGGATTTATTAGAGTTACCATTTCAAGACCAATATATATTAGAAAACTCAGAAGAAGAAAATGATCAGATAATGTCTTTATCAAAAGATGATCATAGTCTATTGTCTCCTATTATAGATATGCAACCACAAGTTATTCATACTCCATTTGGTGTTGTTCCGCACGATTCTATATTAAAACCATCTGATAGATGGGAATGTTGGCTTGGATATACCAACTTTGATTTAACGCACCAAGTGTCAGACAGAATGAAAACGGTAAGCGGCGTAGAGGCTCTCAGGATCATGAGTAGATATACTTTTTGTGTCGGTATTGGAAAGATGTTTAAATTTACAAGTGTTCGGAAGGAAATTGAAAATGCAATCTGTAAATGATAAGAAGTTTCAAGAAGCTCTAAATAATGAATACAATAAAAAGATCTTGACCAAGGTCTGTTATGAAAATCTAAAGGATGTATGTTCTCGCGATGAAATTAAGTCAGTAATGATGAATACGCTATGGAACTGCGTGCAAAAATACAATAAGACTAAGAATGTCAAGTTCTCATCTTATCTATATCAAAGTATTCAAAACAACACACGTAGAATTTACAAAAAGAAAATTAGAGATACGAAGAATGTATCGCTAATTGATAACTTTCATACTGTATCAATCCCATTCAAAGATAAAGAAGAAGCGAGAGATATTTTAGATTCTGTTAAGGATCTTAATGCTGAACTTCATACTATACTAGTTCAGAAATATTTTTATGGTATGACAAATAAAGAAATTGGCGAAGCAAACGGATATGGCAAGGAAGCAGCAAGAAAAAAACTTAAAAAAGCCCTTGAGCTGTGCCGCGAAATTGTGTATAAGTAAGTAAGGAAAAGGAAAATCAATATTTAGGATATTAGGAAATGAAGATTAGAACCAAAAAGCGAGGTACTAACTATGGTTCCAAATCAGTCAGTTAACCCATATTTATATAATTCAGCAGGAAGCACATTCACTGCTCAAAGATATGGTGGTACAATCATCAATCTTTCTGCTGCTACATCAATTATTACAAAAGCTATCGCACTTAAGGACGTTAATGCTAGTGATCCTACTGTATATCCACTTCCAAAACTTTTAAGTGGTAGTAGAACATACAACACTGCAAAAATTCTTTCCGCTGGTACTTTTGCTTATAACGCAGCAAAGAACAATACATGGGTTCTTACTCGTGTTACAACATCTCTTGCTGGTGTTTCGAAGACATTCTTACAATTCATGGCAAACGTTGGATCTGCCCCATCTCTTGCGTATTATGTACGTGATAACTGGGTCAATACAACTAGCTTGATTCGTAAGATGCAACTTAGCTTTACTGGCTATGATTCATCTGGTGGTGGTTACGCCAACAAGATTAAAGCCAGAACACCGTGGATCACCAGTCCAACAGCTACTGCTGGTACTGACTTCGGCACATCTACTCAATTACCAACAAGAGCTTATCCGGGCGAATTGTATATCTTAACAAACTTTGTTAATTACAATCCTGCCACAAGCTCAAATAAATATTACTACTCTCCAATTACTGGTAAGTAAGTTTCGTATTTTAAAAGTGGGGTCGGGATTAAACCCGGCCCCTTTTTTATGGAGGTATTGATATGATTGCATGGCATGAAGTTTTACCAGCCCTTGGTGATTTTATTAATAAAACAGGATTTCCAATTGCTTTATGGGTAATTGCCGGTTTTGCTTTTTATAAAGTTTTTAAAAAGTTTTTCCATAAATTAGAACCTATTATTGATGCTCATTTTGAATTAGTAACTGAGCTAAAAAATAGTTCGGGAAGAACTGCCGATATATTAGAAAAACAAAATGAAATTTTAACAACAAAATTAGATCAACATACGGACATATTAACAGATCATACTCATAAACTAGCTCAGATTATGAAAGTTAATATTGAACGTAATGAAATTTTAGAAGAAGCAAAAAATGTCATACCTTTGGCAAATGGTCTTGCAGGAGTAGGAAATGGGGCTAAACGATAAAATAATAGAAATCTTGCTCCACCAATTCAAATTTTCCCAGTCAGACCTTGACAAAGTGAAGGCGATACTGGATAATATCAATGTGAAGACGGTGGACGGCAAAACCTACATCGAAATCAGGATGAATAAAGTAACCGTAGTATTAGAAGGTAATCAGAATGAGTCTTAATATTGGTAAAATCAGAATTACAGAAGAGCTTAATCGTTATGATAGCGCACTGCTCTTTTTTAAATTTAAACAGAACAAGGTTGAATATTACGGATTGTCAGTAGAATTACTAGATGAGAGAGAAGGTTTTCTAGCCTTCTCCCTATCTAAAAATCTTGATGAACTTTTTGATAAAAGCAACTATAATGTACATGCACTATTTGATCTTATGAAGGAGCGAATTGATGAATTTTATTTTGTCTCATTTGAAGATGAAGATCCTGAAAGCGAAGTTATTGAATATTGTGGGGGCATTACGAAAGAAGAAGTTCTCAAATTATACAACATTAAGTAATAGGACAGAGGATTTACTAATGAAAATTAACATGGAAAAACTAAATCAGGCTACTAAAACAGCAATCCCGAATACGGAAAATATTAAGAATCCAGAAGGTTTTTTTGGTTATTTTGAACAACGTGAAGGCTATAATAAACTTGTAGCTTACGGTCCTTATAGCAAAGAATCAAAGTTCTCTTGGGTTCACAAAGAATATCAATTATGAGACCTGATTGGGATCAATATTTTATGTCAATGGCCCATTTAGCCTCTGTTCGTTCTCACGATGAGCAGACGCAAGTGGGCTGCGTCATTGTTAATGATAAAAATCATATCATTAGCTTAGGTTACAATGGATTCCCGGCAAATACCAAAGATGATAGTTTACCAAGAGTAAGACCGGGTAAATATCCATTTATGCTACATGCAGAGCAAAATGCAATAAGCAATATGATTATTAAAGAAGATAAATTAAAGGCATACATAACAGCTTATCCATGCTCTGTTTGTGCAAAGTTATTATGGCAAAATAATATTAGAGAATTGATAGTAGATAAAAAGGGTGTTATTTATTCAATGAATGAAAATGACATTGCTGTTATTAATTTTCTATTTGATAACGGTTTAAAAATAAAAGAAATCGAATTTGACCAAGGTCTATTTACAAATCTTGGTCGCAAGTTAAAAAGGAATAATTAATGTCAATTAAAGCATTACAAGATTATACATTCGTAGGAAAATATGCAAGATATCAACCAGAAAAGAAGAGACGAGAAACATATAAGGAAAGCGTTGATCGTGTTCGTGCTATGATGCATAAGCAATACCAAGACAAAAGTGAAGAAGTTCACAAGATGATTGATTGGGCGTATGATATGATGCTCAAGAAAAAAGGACTTGGATCTCAAAGAGCTTTGCAATTTGGTGGTGATCCAATTTTTAAGCACAATGCACGCATGTTTAATTGTACTGTATCTTTTGCAGATAGAGTTAGATTTTTTCAAGAATGTATGTACATGTTGCTTTGTGGATGTGGAGTTGGATTTTCTGTACAGTATAAGCATATAAACAAGTTGCCCAATCTTATTGATAGCAAGTCTGGAAAAGTAAAATATACTATCCCAGATGATATTGAGGGTTGGAGCGATGCTATTGGTATTTTGGTATCATCTTATTTCGACGCAGAAACGGAATTTCCGGATTATAAAGGAAAAGAAGTAACCTTTGTATATGATAAAATTCGTAAAAAGGGTACAAGAATTTCTGGTGGCGGTAAAGCTCCGGGGCCAGAGCCACTTAAAAAAGCGATTGAAAACATTAAAAATATTCTTGACAAAGCAGTGATTCGCGGAGATAGAAGGCTGAAGTCAGTTGAAGTATATGATATTGTTATGCACTTTGCTGATGCTGTTATCTCTGGAGGAGTTCGTAGAAGTGCTACTATCTGCCTTTTCTCACCAGAAGATAAAGAAATGGCGACCGCTAAAACTGGTAATTGGTTCACTGATAATCCTCAACGTGGTCGCTCTAATAATTCAGCTTTACTCATTAGAGATAGAACAACTCCTGAGCAATTTGCTGAGCTTATGAAGAGCGTTAAAGAGTTTGGTGAGCCGGGATTTGTTTGGGCGGATGATGAAGACTTTATTGTTAATCCATGCGTTGAGATTGGAATGTACCCTGTAGATATTGAGACAGGCGAAAGTGGATGGCAAGGATGTAATCTTTCTACTGTTAATTGTGCTAAGGTTAATACAGCAGAAGATTTCTATGATGCTGTTCGCGCAGTTACAATCATTGGTACTTTACAGGCAGGATTTAATTCATTTCCTTATCTTGGCAAGACAAGTGAAAAGATTTTTGCCAGAGAAGCATTGCTTGGTGTTTCGGGTACAGGATGGTTCGAGAAACCGGATATTTGCTTAAATCCAGATATCCAAAGAAAGGCGGCAGAACTTGCAAAACAAACAAATAAGATGGTCGCCGAAAAGATCGGAATCAATCAAGCAGCTAGAGTTACTTGTGTTAAGCCTGAAGGCACTGCTTCCTGTATTCTTGGGACTGCTAGTGGTATTCACCCTCATCACGCTAAACGCTATATTCGTCGCGTTCAAGCGAATAAGTTGGAAGCGATCTACCAGCACTTCAAAGACATCAATCCAAGGGCGTGCGAGGAATCTGTTTGGTCGGCCAATAGGACCGATGATGTAATTGCTTTTTGTATCGAAGTTCCTGATGGTAGCAAGACCAAAAATCAAATTACTGCTATTGAACTTCTAAAAACAGTAAAGTCAACTCAACAAAATTGGGTTCTTCCGGGGACAAATAAAGAGCTTTGTACGAAGCATTGGCTAAATCATAATGTAAGTAATACAATTAATGTTAAACCAAGTGAATGGGAGGAAGTTGAGAAATTCATCTACGATAATCGTGAATTCTTCTGTGGAATTTCATTACTTCCAGTAACTGGAGATAAGGATTATCCTCAAGCTCCTTTCACTACTGTGTATTTACCTAGTGAGATGGTTAATCATTATGGTGATGGAGTAATGTTTGCAAGCGGTTTAATCGAAGTAGCTCTCAATCTTTGGGAAGATAACTTATGGGCAGCTTGTGATAGCTTACTTGGATTTGGTGGCGCAGTTAAAGGTAAAGCCAAAGAAGCATGGGTTGCCAGATGTAAAAAGTTTGCTGATAAATATTTTGATGGAGATGTAAAGAAATTTACATATTGCATGAAAGACATATATAACTTTAAACTTTGGACAGAACTTAAGCGTGAGTATAAAGATGTCGATTATACAGAAGTAATCGAAGAACACGATGACACTCAACTAGAACAAGCCTTGGCATGTAGCGGAGGGGCTTGCGAGATAGTATAATGCAATTAATACAGTATTATGCACATAGAGTTTCCGTAGGATCAGTAGTCATGGGTGCGCAAACCGTATCCGTGACTAGATCTATGGATGCTACTGCTATTGTACAAAAAGGATTGCCTACAAACGTCTATAATTATTATAAGAAACCTACTATAACGGTATCTGTAACAAATGTTATAAGTTCAACTGGAGGAAATCTAGTACTGGGTGGATTTAATTTAGAAAATCAAATCTACAATAGTACTCCAGACACTCGTGATATACAAATAGATATAGTTGGAGGAGGTGGTCTAAAATTTAGAGACTTTGTATTGAAGTCAGCTACCTTTAATTTTCCCAATCAGGGTAATTTTACAGAGCAGCTAACTTTTGAGGGACATGTTGTAGAGTCAAGTTCATCATCAAGTGATTTTAGTGGTGGGTCAGATACAATAAATGTTGGAAGAAGACAGCATTATATTTTAGGAGGATCACCAACTCTTCCGGGACAACATTTATTAAATGTAGAAGCGTCTATAAATCTAAATTATGGAACTGTACCAACGTATGGAAATTTTTATACTGTAAAGGGTAAGTATATCTCTTTTCCAGTTGATGTAAGCTGTACATATGAAATTTTAGATCTTGGATATTCTCAAAGCGATTCAACATATGGGGTCGGCGATGGAGGATTAACCGTAAATGATACAGTTAGTTATGGTGCAATCTCAATTGGAGGACCACCATCTATATCACTTGGTGACAAGTGTTTCTTAGTAAACGCAGAAAGAAGCGGAGGTGATGCAGGACAAAATAACTATTCAATCTATAAGTACACCTATCGTAATAATAATAATAAGTTTACAGTATCATGAAAGTAAATAAAAAAATGTCAACATCGCGCAAGACTAGAAAAACAGCTCAAAGAGCAACCGCAAATGCTGTATCAAATCCACACAGAAAAATTCTTAAACCAAAAAGCATTAATCAAGAAAATTATATTATATCAATGGTGGAGAATGATATAACTATTTGTACAGGTCCAGCGGGTTCAGGTAAGTCATCCGTAGCAGTTGGATTAGCGTGTAGTTGGTTATTAGAAAATAAAATAGAAAAAATTATTGTTACAAGACCAGTGGTTGAGGCAGGTCGTGGATTGGGATATCTTCCGGGTAGCAAGGATGAAAAGATTCAACCTTATGTGATGCCTGTATTAGAAGAAATGCAGCAATATTTAGGTAGAGAACTACTAAATAAACAGCTTGCCGCTGGAATTGTTGAATTGTGTCCTCTAGAATATATGAGAGGTAGAAATTTTCACCACTCGTTTATGATTCTTGATGAAGCCCAAAACGCCACATATGAGCAAATCAAAATGTTTTTAACAAGAATAGGGATGCATTCAAGAGCTATTATTGAAGGCGACCCATACCAATCAGACTTGCCTCTTGCCATGAGAGGTGCTATGATGGATGTAAGAGATAAATTGTTTGGATTGCAAGGCGTAGGAGTATGTGAATTACAGGCTTCTGATATCGTTAGAAATCCTATTATTGGTCGAGTTTTAGAAAGGTTGGAGAATAAATGAAGAAGTGGTTAGCTCCTGTTTTTGTTGCAGCAATGTTATTTGGAAATTTAGCATTGTGCGAAACGCAAAAACAAGAAATAAAAGCTGAATCTCAGGAAATTAATGAAGAGTATGTTTATTTTTATGAAATGACACTATCTAATCCGGAACTTTCTCCGACTAGAAAGATGGCATATAAAAATAGTTATAGGACATTCATGATAAATGTAACAGAAGAAAATATCAAGAATAATCCAGATTTGTTTGAAGGTTTGCAAGAGGATTAATTATGCCAACATATCATTACGCTTGCAGTGAATGCAAAGAGGAATTTGAAGTCTTCCATAGCATTAAAGAGCCATTGAGAAAAGACTGTCCGTTTTGCCAAAAGGCTGGCTTGTCGGTTGTCTTGGACGAACCTCCTGTTATAATAAATAAGGAAGTGAAGACAATCGGCCAGCTTGCCGAAAAGAATGCTAGGGAACTTGGACGTTATGGTCTTCAAGAAAAAATGGCTCAGGATGGTACAGTGGAAAGAATAAAAAAACGGGAAAAGAGAGAAGAGATCAGAAAGATATCCAAACTTTCTGCCGATAAACAAATTAAATATATTGAAACAGGTAAATTATGATTATCTCAGATGGTCCAAATACTGGTCCCCACATAGGGATTCTTAGATTTAATATCTTTATCCATAGAATGATGGAAGATGGTAGTATAGATCCAGACATTATTGATTGTGTAGAAGATTTTAAAGATAATAAGATGGCGCATCAAGGTGAAATACATGTAGTTGGTTACAACAAAGAAAACTGTATTGATAAAGTTAAAAGACTACTAGAAAGTTTAGGAGATAAAAATGGCAAGGAATGAAAATGAGAATCTTTCAGGAATAACTTTACCTGAATTAGATGAAGTATCCACGCAGTATATTGACAAAAGTGGAAATTTAGGACAAGAGCAATCTGCGGTTGCCAAAATAACAAAGGTTCACAACAAAGAAGAAGACAAAGTAACAATTAATTATTATATTAAGCATGGTAGAGGGATGCTTTTTGATCCATATGGGATGGACGCTAATAAGATAAATGCTTACAATTTTCAATTTAAGAAAGTAAATCAAAATATTTACTCTCAGTATGTACAGTATTTAAAAACAAGAAGATCAATGTTTCTAACATATGCACAGAGAGAATTCAAGGATAAAGGATATTAATCATGCCAAGAAAAAAAATAGACACAAGCAAAAAGATAGAATCAAGCAAAACAGAAGTAAAATACAAAAATGTCAAAACTAATGACGGCAAAGATATTAATGTCAGCGAACCAAAGATAGCAGATAAAAATGTAAGAAGTCCAATTAGTTATCCTGACACTAGAGAACTTTTCGCGAGGAAAAAAGACTATGGTGTTGTAACTATGACAGAGCAGGCTTCAACAAGAGCAGATGAAACTGCAAAAGAAAGACAGTCTAATAATAATTACAATATACCATCAAGACTAGGAAATTGTATTCATAAAATCAGGGAAGACTAATGATTTGCAATGCATATAATGAACATATAAGAAGTTTATTATTGGGTCAGCAAGTTTTGTGGAAATGTAAATTAAGTGATGGATCAGAAGCATGGTCTGATTTTGATTTACCAGATACAAAAGACCCGTGGACTAGATTAAGACATTATTGCAATAACAATAATATTAATATAGTTGAAGTATATGTGATTATACCGGGCCAAGCACCTAGACTTGTTTTTTCAAATCCAGAAGGGCTAGATGGAATTTTGTTAATTAGAGGAACATCAAAAAATATTGATGATTCTGGAGAAACTGTTTATTCTTTTATGACTTTTGGAATTGTAGAAGATGATGGCTTGATTCACATTAATAGATTCTATTGGCCCGAATGTATATTTGGGACAAATATTGAAACTAGAGAAATTACTGAAGAAAATAAAAAACTCTTATACTATAAACAAAAAAGATGTAAAGAAGATTGTTCATGTCAGACAAAACAACACAAACGTCTGTAAAAAAATATAAGTCCCCGTCCACCGGGGACTTTTGTACTGCTGCACAGTATGTAGCGGAAATCATATGCCAAAAATGTGCAACACATGAAAAGGCTGGCACTCTTCCTTATAAATTTTGGAATCTTCCTAAATGGAAAAAACTATACATACGCCAAGTATCTTTAGCTAATAAATTAATTAAAGAATATGGCGAAGAACCTGTTATTAAATTTGTTAAATCAAGTGCAGGTAAAAAAACAATTTCCTTGGGCGCAAGAAATGTAAAAAAAGAAATTGAAAAAATTAAAAATACCCTTGACAAAGCGCCAAGACATGATACAATTCAAGTAATTGAAGTTGCGCCAATGGAGTTCAAATCCAGACCATCTTTTGGTGTCAAGACATTAGTAAATAGATTAAAGGAGATAGAGAATGAGTCTAGCAACAGTTGATAAAGAGTTTATTAAAAAATATGGCGACTATGTTACAACGGGCGATAAAGTTCTTGAGCAAAAGAGAAATTATAAAGTTATTCCTATTAGTCCAGCTATCGATTTAGCGCTTGGTGGTGGAATTAAAGAGGGGTCTTGGATGATTCTTTCTGGTCCACCAAAAGCTGGTAAGACTACAACCACAATGCAGATTATTGCCAACTGCCAAGCTCTTGGCCGTAAGATTATTTATCTTGATGTTGAAGGTCGTCTTAAAGAAATGAACTTTGAAGTGCCGGGCATTGACCCGTCTCTTGTACAGGTTATTCGTTCTGGCGATGAGCCGCTATCAGCAGAAACCTTTCTCGATATTGCTCGTAAACTTATCTCAGCAAAAGAGAATGAGGGTTGCGTTCTTGTCATTGATTCTATCTCATCTCTAATTCCTTCCCGTGATCTTGATGAAGATATTAGCGGTATGACTAGACCGGGGCTACCAAAAATTCTTTCCGACTTTGTTAAGAAACTTGGTCAAACCGTCCCTAATCAAAAATGTTTAGTAATTATGATTACACACATGATTACAAATACAAGTGGCTATGGCAAGTCAAAAATGGCCGATGGTGGCGTTAAGATTCAATTCCAAGCAGATACCCGCATGGAAGTCAAAAGCGTTCAGCCGTGGGAATCCGCAAGCTCTAGCAAGGACAATAAAAATGTTATTGGTCTAAAGGTAACTTGGGATATCTTATGCTCATCAATTGGATCACCCTATAAGACATGTGAGAGTTGGATTAGGTTTGGGCATGGGATTGATAAAGTACAAGAAATCTTGATGATTGCTATTGATCTTGGACTTATATCTGTTGCTGGATCGTGGTATAATTTAGACTTTATTGAAACTGAAAAGGTAAAACTTCAGGGTCAAGAAAAGGTATACAATTATCTAACTGAAAATCCAGAAGCGTATAAGGCACTAGAGTCTAAAGTTAAGGAATTGCTCTATTGAATATAATAGGACTTGATGGCAAAGAGTATTCGTGGATTCCAAGTAATAATATTGTTGATACGCAGAAAAGGTCAGGACTTCACAATAAAGCAAGACAACTCCTCAAAGAAAAATATCCAAACGATAGAATTCTTGAAGAACTAGTTTTGCCCGGAACTAAAACTGGAAATAGGAAGTCGTTATTAAAAGCCGACTTCTTTATTCCTGTAAGAGGACTGATAATAGAAGTTCATGGACAACAACATACAGAATTCAATAATTTTTTCTTTGCTAATAAAATGGAATTCTACAAAGCTCAAGCTCGTGACAGAGATAAAAAAAGTTGGTGTGAATTAAATAATATTAGTTTGCTTGAGCTATTCCATGATGAATCTATTGACGAATGGAAAGAAAAAATATGGAAGACATAGACGAAAAATATTCAAAGTTTCATAAAAATATAGATGATTGGATAAACAGCAATCATCTTGATTATGGCTTGAATTGCACACTTGAAGATGCAATCGAAGTAGGAAAGATCATGCATTTAAAAGAAGAAGATATTAAAAAGATGTCTTCGCTAGATTGTCAAGCTGCAATTTTTACTTTGAACAAGTATATGACATATACCACTTCAATAGTTGCTAGAGAAAAAGCTGCAAAACAATGGGCTGAGCAAGGAATCTGGTATATTGTAACTGGACAAAAGCATGACCAATATGCTAAATGGGAGGAAAAATACCACTCTGCTCTTAGAAATCACAAATCTGGTTTAAAATTATTGATGCTCAAAACTACTGCCGATGCTAGAATATTAGCAGGAGAGGCTCAAATTAAAGGATTTGAACATGCTATAAAGGTATTAGAAAATATTGCAAGGAGTAAATCTTATGACAGATCTCAAGGAACAAGCTAAAAGAGTAATAGCTAAAGGAAAGGCATTAAATGACCCAGAATTAGTTCGCATGGGATTAGAAATGTTAGATGCTTATAGTGGAGATGTGGAACAGGAGCAAGAGATAGTTATGCCTATTGTTCCAACTCCAGAAGTGAAAAGGGTTACAACCGCTGGTAAATTTGACATGGATCAATTCACGATGTCTAAATCGGGCAGCAACGTGATTGATAAAAGTGGAAAGAAACAGCAAATTTATATTGGACCAAGAAAAAATAAATATGAGGATGATGGCAAAGAAGCAAAGGATATTGTAACCCCTTTTGTTCAGCCAACTGAAAGGGCTAGAGCTTCATCTGAAGATACTAAGGTTTTACAAACCTGTGAAGTATGTGGAAAAAGGGAAAAGGTATTACCTATATACGCTAGAGAATTCTATCGTTGTGAATCTTGTTTATTGAAAGGAAAAGCATGAGTGCATATTTGAGTTATGAACTACCAGTTAAGCGTCTTACAGAAACTGCTAAACTACCAGATAAAGCAAATCTTTTTGATGCGGGACTTGATCTATATTGTGATGAGAAAGAAGTTGTGAGATTAGCTCCGGGCGAACGCAAGCTATTCTCTACGGGTATTTCTGTGGCGATTCCCAAGGGATTTGTGGGACTTATCTGGCCTAGATCGGGCCATGCAGTTAAGAAGGGTCTCGATACGATGGCCGGTGTAATTGATGCACCATACCGTGGAGAAGTTAAAGTATTACTTGTTAATCATAGTGATGAATATCAATACTACTCACCCGGCGATAAAATCGCGCAGATGCTAATTCAAGTAATCCCAGACTTTACTCCAATTGAAGTTAATGACCTTGATGAGACATCTCGCGGTGAAAATGGGTTTGGGAGTTCAGGATGACGCTAAATGATATTTTAGCAGGTGGTTTTATACTATTCATGATATTTTATTTTGTCATGCTGCATAGATTTCTTTCAAATACAAAAATAGGAGAAGTGAAGAATGATAGAACTAATCTTTAGTTTAACTTTTATATGGTTAGTTGGATTATTCTTTTTCTTGATTGGATATGATATTTATGCGATCACCAAAGGAAAACCGACCGTTAGTTGGGCTGTTTTCGATATTAGTCGCAAATGGCCCATTATACCCTTTTTATTCGGGTTCTTAATTGGCGGGTTAGCGGGTCATTTCTTTTTTCCAATTCCAATTCCAGCAGGACAATAGCATGGAAAAACAAAAAATTGCGGTTCAGGCTTTTCGAGTAGAAAATAAAGAGATTGTACTTGACAATTTGCCATCTACATTATATGATGATATACAAGCAGTCGTTCCAGAATACTATGAGAAAATAGATGACAAAACATGGTCTATGCCAGTGGTACATAATGATAATGTATATTACGTCATAATGTCTCGAAATAAAAGTGCAGTAGAAGATTTTATGAATGCAGTTCTTTTTACAGAGAGGATTTTAAATGATTAATAGTTTAGCTTTTTTGGCGGCTTCTACAATTAGCCAACTTTTTGTTGTAAATTCGTATATTCCGGTCCCTGTGCAATATCCAGCTCCAGTAGTTGTAGTTCAACCTCAACCACAGTATATTGTAGTACCAAGACCAGTATATGTACCAGTACAAGTTCAAGTACCAGTATATCAGCCGGTATATTACCCATACCCAATTTATAGAATTTATCCTTAAGGAGAATTAATATGTCAGAAGAAAGAAATGAATGGAACGCTTATAACCATCTCGAATCAATTCGAAAAGCAGCGGATGCTCTTGAAACGATTCACGTATATGAGTTAAATAACAGGGCTTATGGTTCTTCAAAAGAAGATGAGTTACAGGCTCAAGTTGTAGACTTAGAAAAGAAAATTCTTGAGTATGAACTTCAACTAGCAGAATTGCAGAAATATACAGATGGTATTGAAGAAACTAACAAAATTCTTCTTAGTGCCAACAACAAATTAATTGAAATGAATAAGTTATCAGAAGAGAATCGTAATTTAACAGAAGATCAGGCGGAAAAGATTATTCAAGCCTATAATAAACTTCCACGAGTTGTAAAGAAATTTTACGGAGTAGAATAAAATGAGTCAAGCCGATCTTAGCAATCTACCAGTTGAACGTGCTGTATTGGCTGGCATTTGTCAGTTCGGCTTAGAAGTTTATGTCGAACTTGATTTTATAGAATCAGACTATTTTACGCATGAGCTAAATCAAATCATATTCAGTTGTTTACAAGATATTATTTCGAGTAATCAAAAGATTGAATATCTTACGATTTTCTCTACTGCCCAAAAATTAGGTGTATTCGAGCTAATCAATAAAAATACAGAAATGGGCTTCATTAGAAGCCTGTTTAATTTTCCAGTTAATAAAGATAATATTCCAAAGTTTGCCGCAAAGTTGGCAAAACTTAAATTAGCCCGTGATATAAAAATTGCACTTAAAAAATCAGACAAGTCAATTGAAAAAATCACGGGTGATGAACCTGTGGAAGAAATTATTGGATTAGCTGAAAAGCCAATCTCAGAAGTAACTACAGAGGCGTATAAAGAGCATAGCAACAAAACTATGCTTGTAGGAGAAAATATTGATGAGTATGTTCAGTATCTTATTGATAATCCCAGCAATTATCTTGGTATTCCCACCGGGCTTAATCGTTTTGACGAGGCTTGCGGAGGAGGAATTAGACGAAAATCCGTATGTTTGATTGGGGCTAGAACGGGCGTTGGTAAGAGCGTAATATCAACCAATGTTGCATTACACGTTTCTTCAAAGTTAAATATACCGGTATTATATCTTGACACTGAGATGGATATTGGTGATCAACGGAACCGTATGCTAGCAAATATTAGTGGCGTTAAAATCAATGATATTGCTAAAGGTAAGTTTGCAAATTCATTTATGCATCGAGAAAGTGTAATTAGAGCTGCTGGATATCTAAAGAGTATTCCATATCACTATATCTCAATTGCTGGTCAACCATTTGATAACGTACTTAATATTATTAAGAAGTGGGTTCACCAGTACGTAGGATTTGATGAGAATGGAAGAACAAACGACTGCTTGATAATTTATGACTATTTCAAATTAATGAGTAGTGCTGGATTATCTGCTGCAATGCAAGAATATCAAGCATTAGGTTTTCAAATTACTAAAATGAATGATTTCTGTATTCAATACGATGTTCCATGTCTATCATTTGTGCAGCTTAATAGAGAAGAAGAGATCGCTCAATCGGATCGCTTGCAGTGGCTTGCTGCGACAGTTGCAAAGTTCCAAGTTAAAAGTGACGAGGAAGTTGCAGATGATGGAGAACAAAATGGTAATAGAAAAATTGTATTCATCAAGCATAGACATGGCGAAGGTCTAGAATCTGGCGATTATATTAATATAAAGATGAATGGTTCTTGTGCAAAAATTGTTGAAGGTTATACGAGAAATCAACTGAAGGCAGGAGTAAAAGATGCAGAAGATGATAACGCCCCATTCGAAGAAAGAGAAATTGAGCAGGGAGAAGATATATTCGATATGCAATGAACTGTCGGATAAACTGCCTCAACTACTAGAATCACTTCATGTGGAATATACAGAACTTGAGAATAGGCTTGCGTTTTGTTGTCCTGTTCATGGAGGAGATAATCCTGAAGGGGCTTGTATTTTCACAGATGGAACCAAATCAAAAGGTAACTGGGTATGTTGGACTCATGGTTGTGAAAAAGAACATGGGAAAAACATAATTGGTTTTGTCATGGGGGTTTTATCTAATAGACATGGTAAAAAAGCTAACTTCTCTTCTGCGATAAATTTTTGTCTGTCATTTTTAAATAAAAAACTTATAGATATACCAGAAGAAAAGGTTCCTGAAAGTATATACAATAATCAAAAACTACTTGAAGTTTTGATGAGAGAACCTGAAAAAATAGTTACAAATATTACAAGAGATCAGGTAATAGCAAGTATAGAAATACCATCTAAATATTATATTGGAAGAGGTTTTTTAGAAGAGACTCTGGTGGCTTTTGATGTAGGAGAGTGTTACAATCCAAATAGACAGATGTACAACAGGGCAGTCGTTCCAGTTTATGACGAAGAATATAATTACATAGGATGCGTAGGAAGATCTCTAGATGAGAATAATAAGAAATATAAATGGATGAACAGCAAAGGATTTAAAAAATCATCTTATTTATATGGATTATGGTTGACTAAACAACATATTATTAGAACTTCTTCAATTGTTCTTGTTGAAGGACAGGGTGATGTTTGGAGATTGTATGAATCTGGAATTAAAAACTGTGCTGGAATTTTTGGCGCAGATTTAGGTGAAGATCAACTAATAGCATTAGAGAAACTAGGTGTTATGAATGTTGTTATATTAACAGATAGCGATGAAGCTGGACAAAAAGCGTCTGCCGGAATTATAAGTAAAGGCGGAAGAAGATTTAATTATTTTACTCCAAAAATATCAACTAAAGACATAGGTGATATGTCAATCGATCAGATCAACGAAGAATTAAAACCACAAATACAAGGATTATTTTAATGACCCAGATATTAGCTTTTAGTGGCAAGAAACAATCAGGTAAGAATACACTATGTAATTTTATTCATGGTTATCAACTAAAATCATATAATTTAATTGATGCGTTTGAAATTGCAGATACGGGACAGTTAGTGGTAGAAACAAGTGTTCGTGAAGAAAATGGGAAAATATCAAAAGGCAAGGGTCAAGTAGATATCACCAGATTAGACATTGAATTTGCGGTATGGGCAATGGACAATATCTGGCCTTTCGTTAAACATTACGCATTTGCTACTGCACTAAAAGAAATGTGCGTTGGCTTATTTAATCTTCCAAAAGAATTAGTTTATGGAACTGATGATCAAAAAAATCAGCTTACTCAATATAAATGGGAAGATATGCCAGTTAAAGTAAAAGGTAAGTCTGGATTTTTGACTGGTCGTGAATTTATGCAGTATTTTGGAACTGAGATTTGTAGAAAAGTGTATCCTGATATCTGGACTGATCGACTAATTAAAGACATTCAAGCCGAAGAGCCTAATCTTGCAGTCATTTCAGATGCGCGTTTTGAAAATGAAATTAAAGCAGTTCAAAATGCTGGTGGCAAAGTCATTCGCTTAACGCGAACTATCGAAGGCGAAGATTATCATGAGAGCGAATTAGCACTTGACAACTATGATGGATTCGATGCTATTATTGATACTCAAAATCTAGGCATTGAACAATCATGTCAAGAATTAATTAAAATTTTGGATGGGTGGTCGTGGTTTGACAGTAAACAGGCAATGCCACCTATTGAGAAACCAGTAAGAAAAAGCACAATGTCTATCAAATGATTACGACATATTTTAGAAGCTCAAGTTTAAATAATTGGAAGTATTGCGAAATGCAGTACTTTATGACATATGTTTTAGGTCATCAATCGCCTTCTGGTAAAAAAGCTGACTTAGGAACTATTACTCATGCGGTGTTTGAAACACTAGCAATATGTAAAAAAAGAACCCAATTTAATAAGAGAAATAAAATGAAAGTCACTCAAGAACCCTTGGGTGATTTCTCTTTTACTTACGAAGAACTTTATACAGATGAATTTGTAAATTATATTTTGGGTAGAAGTTTTGATTATTATAAGGCTAATTGTACTCATAACCAATTTAATCAAAAAGATTATGAATTCTGTTATAAAATGGTTTGGGATACTCTTGCGTATAATAAAGGACAATTTGATCCTAGAAATCGTCAAGTAATTGATACAGAACCACACTTTGATATTCCATTAAAAGAACCTTGGGCCAAATTTAGTTTTACGGGTCCAGATGGGAAACAAATTTCCGGAAATCTTGCCATAAAAGGAACAATTGACCTTGTAACTGAGCTTCCGGATGGTACAATAGAAGTAATCGACTGGAAAACCGGACAAAGGCTTGATTGGGCTACTGGCGAGAAAAAAGATTACGAGAAGTTAATGACTGATATGCAGCTTCTCTTATATCATTATGCAGTTGGAAAGTTGTACCCGCAACATAGACATGCATTAATGACTATATTCTTTTGTAGAGATGGTGGTCCATTTACTCTGGCATTTGATGAAGAAGATGATAAAAATTTCCTTAAGACACTTGAAAAAATGTTTAAAGAGATTACAATGAATCAGATGCCTCGTCCAATTTCACGAGATCGTAATAATTTCAAGTGTGAGAAACTTTGTCATTATTACAAGACAAATTGGCCCGGCACAAATAAAACAATGTGTCATCATGTTGAAGAACAATTGCATAATATTGGAATGACTAAAACAGTTGCCGAATGTTCCAGACCCGGATTCGTGATTGGAACTTACAAAGATCCCGGAGCAGTAGAATGATAATACCAGCAATTACAACTCATTATTCTTTATTGCGAGGTTTCATCAAGCCCGATGAAGCTGCGAAAAAGTGTAAAGAGCTTGGATATACTCATTGTTTACTTTCAGATGATTCTCTAAGTGGAGTTGTAGAGTTCTTTAGCTGCATGAAAAAAGAAGGTATAATTCCCATTATTGGCTGGAACGCTGATGGTGGGCATTATATTGCCAAAACTCTAGCAGGATATAAAATTCTCATCAGACTAGTTTCTGGTGAGAATATAATTTATACAGATAAGGATCTACAGTTCTATAAGGATGGAGAACTGGGATTAATGGAAGTTTGTTATGCAAATCAGGAAGATGCCATTCTTCATAGAATCGTACTTTGCTCAGGATTAAAAACCACACTAAAGAAAGTTAAAGACATTGATCTTGGTGAACTTAAGAAATACTTTGATTCAGATCATTTCTTTTTTTATCCTAATGATGGGATTGTTTTACAAGCTAGTCAAGTCCAAGCAAATAATAAATTAGTATCCGATCTTGAAGATTTTACTATTTTCTCTAAGCCTAAACTTCCTAAAGTTGATTGTAAAGGTGAATCCGAAGAGGATTATATTACTCAACTTTGCCGCGAGGGATGGAAAAAAAAGTTTATGAGTTTGCAAGGCGAAAAAAAGCAAGAATATGCAGACCGTGTAAAGTATGAACTCTCTATTATTAATGGATTCGGACTGGCTGGATATTTTTTAATCGTGCAAGATATCATTGCATTTGTTAGAAATAAGGGTTGGTTGCCGGGTCCGGGTCGTGGATCGGCTGGGGGTTGTCTCGTATCTTATCTTCTTGGTATTACAGAAATTGATCCGGTAAAATACGATCTCTTGTTTTCAAGATTTCTTAATTCTGGACGTTTTAGCAAAGATAATATTTCACTTCCAGATATTGATATGGATGTTCCATCTAAACACCGCGATGAAATTATTGAATATTTAAAAGACAAATATGGTCACAATAGGGTATTTCAAATGATTACATTTGGTCGTTTGCAAGGAAGATCAGTAATTAAAGAAGTAGCCCGCATCTACGCTGACCTATCTCAATCTGAACTAAACGAAATCACAGAAAGCCTCCCCGAAGAAGCAAGTATTTCTGATGAACTAGAAGAGATGGATATCAAATCCGTAATTATTTGGACATTAGAAAATAAACCTCAGAAGTTAGATAAGTGGTGCAAGTATGATTCAGAAAAGAATTTGGTTGGCGAGTTGTCAGATTTGTTCGATCTTGCTATTAGAATAGAAGGAACTTTCAAAAGTCATGGAAAGCATCCGGCTGGAGTCATCATTTCTAATGATGATCTTATTAATGACGCTCCACTAATTAAGGATATAGATGGTAATCTTGTGGTAGGATTTGAAATGCATGACTTGGATAAAGTAGGACTAACAAAGTTTGATGTCCTTGGGGTGAATCTATTGGATAAAATTATGGAAATTACAAATGAATGATAAATTTTTAGATTATGCAACTGTTATTAGAGATGGCAATGATATTGACTATAGAGATATTTCATTATCTGATTTAAGAAATCATGTTCCTTGGTATCGAGGGAAAAAGAATGGAATATATCAAGTTCACAGTAATTCCTTTTCTAAAATATATTATGACCTAAATGAAGCTATTGAAAAGTTCTTAGAATTGAAGGGGAAATAATGGGATTTAATACATATCGGGATTATATTGTTTTTGACTTTGAAACAACTGGAAGAAATCCACATGGTTGTCAATTGACACAAATTGCCGCTGTAGTCATTCATGGCAAGAAGTTGACTCTTCAGCCCGGAGGAGTGTTCAACATCGAAGTAAGGCCCGAATTTGACGACGAGAAGGCTATTGCTGCGGGATTCGATCCGGTTGAACAAGAAGCGTTGGATATTACTCGTAAGACTCGCGAACAACTTGAAAAGGCAATAGGCCCGAAAGAAGCATGGAGTCAATTTGCAAATTTCGTAAGTAAGTTTAATGCTAAAGGTACTCCATACTTTGCACCAATTCCAGTAGGTTATAATATTAATAACTTCGATTTGCCAATTGTCAATCGTTACTGTAATATGTACGGACCAAAAGAAGAAAAAACCGGCAGACAAAAGCTGTTCAATCAAATCTTCAAAGTGGATATGATGGACAATATGTTTATGTGGTTTGAAGATCATAACGATGTTCAAAAGCTAAATATGGATTATTTGCGTGATTACTTAGGATTCCCACAGGCATCTAAAGATAATGCTCACGATGCTTTATTTGACGTTATTGATACTGCTAATCTGTTTACTAGATTCTTAAAGTATCATAGACGACATAGTTCAGCAGCTAAATTTGAGAAGTCATTTGCAAACGCTAAAATGGATATTTCTCTATGAAATAAAGGATCTTAAATGAGTTCGCTTAATATTGATAATTATGAAGATGGCGCTACTTGGGATTTGATTGCAGAAGGTAAAACTAAAGGTGTATTCCAACTAGAATCAAACCTTGGCTCAAATTGGGCTAAAAAAGTAAAGCCTCGAAATATTGATGAGTTGTCAGATTTAATTTCTATTATTCGTCCGGGTACACTAGAGGCGATGTTAGAAGGTAAATCTATGACACAACACTACGTTGATCGTAAATGGAAAATTGATGAGGTGAAATATATTCATCCTGCACTAGAACCGCTCCTAGCGAATACGTATGGGATTATTGTTTATCAAGAACAAGCTATGAAAATTGCAACAGCCTTAGCCGGTTTTACGCCGGAAGAGGCTGATTCTTTACGTAAAGCTATGGGTAAAAAAGATGCTGCGCTTATGAATGAGGTTGGACAAAAGTTTATCGGCGGATGTAAGTCCAAAGGTATTGTAGATGAACAATCGGCATCAACAATATTTAACTGGATTCAAGCATCGGCCCGATACTCGTTTAATAAAAGCCATGCTGTGGCTTATGCTATCAACTCTTTTAGATCTGCTTATTGCAAAGTGCATGATCCAATTAAATTTTATGAGGTATATCTAAATCATACCCATACTAAATCTAAAAAAGATACTAAGCAAATGCAGATCAAAAAGTTTATCATGGATGCAAAGTATCGCGGGATAGAAGTGATTCCTCCCCGCTTAGAACATCTATATCAAGACTTTACTCTCAACCGTGAGAAAAGCATAATTAATTTTGGTTATGCCCATATCAAAAGCGTAGGAGAAGGAGAGAAGAAGAAAGTCGAACAAGTAGTTAACAAAGCAACTAACGAACTTAAAAAACCGCTAGCCGATTTCACTTGGCTGGACTGTTTATTCTTCCTTGCTAATGACATAAAAAAGAATGCCGTTGTATCTCTTATTAGCGCCGGTGCATTTTCTGGAAAGAAAAATACAACTGATAGAAATACAATGATTTTTGAGTTCGATATCTGGCAAAAGCTGACAGAACTAGAGCAACAATGGATTATATCAAAATATGATAGATCTAATACTAATCAAACTTTTAAAGATCTTTTTAAAAGAATGATAAATGAAAATACTAAAATTAATGCCAGAAGAATAACTTCGGTTATTGATCTTTATCAAGCATTGGAAAATCCTCCTTATTCTATCAAGGATGATTTTAGATGGATTGCAGATATTGAACAGAAATTGATGGGATGCGCATTAACATGTTCAAAAGTAGATATGTCATCCGATGAAGTTAATATCACTTGTGGAGAAATAGCAACTGGTGAAATTAAGTCTATGAAAAATGCCTGTTTAGCTATTAGAATTAATGAGGTAAAAGAGTACACATTAAAAAGAGGTCAAAATATAGGAAGGGTAATGGGATTTGTTTCAGGAGAAGATAACTCTGGTGAACTTGATTCTATTACTTTTTTCTGTGATGAATTTGATAAATTTAAAAAGTTGCTTTTTATAGGCAATACGGTATTATTATATGGTGAGGTCCAAGAAAAGAAGGACAAATCATTCGTTGTAAAAAATGTAGAACAAATCTAGGAGATTGAGTATGAACATTTGTTTGTTTGTTGGAAAATTGGCAAACGATCCAGAGCTAAGAGAAATTAATGGGACTTATGTGGTTAATTTTTCTCTTGCAGTAGAGGAATACAGAAAAGATAAAGAGGGTGAGAAGCACCGCAGAGTAGATTTTCTTGATTTTGAAGCGTGGGATAGCGGCGCAACAACTATTGCTAAGCACTTTAAAAAGGGCGACATGCTAATTATAGAAGCAGAAGCGAGACAACATAAGTGGGTATCGAACGAGCAAAAGCGCCAAAAGATTGTATTCAGAGTAAAAACTTTCAAATCTTCAGGATGTAAAGCGGAATAAATATGAGAAAACGAAAAGTTTTATTTGTAACGGAGGCTTCATTCCATCCGACAGGATACTCCGTATATACAAAAGAAGTTTTATCAAGACTTCATAGACACCCAGATCTAGAAGTAGCAGAGTTGGGATGCTATACTGACATCAACGCTTCTGAAATAAAAAATATTCCTTGGAAGTTTTATGCTAACGCGCCCACTCCTGATAATCCATCGCTATTTGAAATGTATAATGGATCGGCAAGCAATAAGTTTGGTGAATTTAGTTTCAATAGCGTGTTGTTAGATTTTCAGCCGGATTTCGTAATGGATATTCGTGACTGGTGGATGCTTGAATTTGCTGAACGATCTCCCTTTAGAAATTTCTTTAACTGGGCGATTATGCCGACCGTTGATGCAGAACCACAAAATACCCAGTGGATTGATACGTATGTAAATGCAGATGGGATTTTTTCATATTCTGAATTTGGAAGAGATGTCATGAAATCTCAATCAAATAAGATTAATTTTGTCGATGTCGCTTCTCCATGTGCAAGTGATATATTTTTCCCATTCCCTGACAAGGGGAAGGTTAGAAATGAGCTTGGGTTAGAAAAAGATATAACTATTTTTGGTACTGTAATGCGCAACCAAAGAAGAAAATTATATCCAGATCTATTTAAGGCATTTAGAAAATTCTTGGACAAAAATCCAGATTTGAATAGCCACTACTTATATTGTCATACCGGATATCCAGATGTTGGTTGGGATATTCCACAGTTGATTAGAGATAATGGATTATCTAATAAAGTTCTACTCACATATAAGTGTAGAAAATGTGGAGATATCAAATCTAATTTTTTCCATGACGCAGTAGCTTTTTGTAGCAAGTGTAATACCTTCGCATCTACGCTAGTTGGTCTTGGCAATAGAATGGATGATACCGATCTAAACAAAGTTTATAACTTATTCGATGTATACATTCAATGGGCAAATAGCGAAGGATGGGGGATGCCCCAGCTAGAAGCAGCATATGCCGGATTACCCGTTATATCAGTTCACTACTCTGCTATGGCATCGCTCGTCGATAATATTCATGGTATTGGAATTGAACCGATTGGCTTTTATAAAGAGTTAGAAACCGGTTGTTTGAGAGCAGTTCCAGACAATGATAAGTTGGCGGATGTTCTTACCAATCTTGCAAAAGACCCAACGAAACTAAAATATACTGCTGAAAAATGTTATAAAAACGCTAAGAAAATTTATAACTGGGACTACACTGCTAACAAATGGTTGAAATATTTCCTAGAAACTCCAGTTAGAGACATTTCAGAAACTTGGAAATCTCCGCCTAGAATATTTATACCGCCCGATAAATATCCACAAGAACTGGAAAGATATTCAGTTACAGATCAAGTAAATTGGTTAGTCTTGAATGTTATAGGAATGCCAGAACTATTAAATAAAACTCACTGGAAAAAACTTGTTAAAGATTTAACCTATAGAGTTGGGGTATCTAATACCATTCCCGGATATTACTTCAATGATTTTTCTCATCCTGACATGGAGAAAAGGCTAGAGGAGTTTAATCTTCAAAGGGCATTTGATATTTGTAAAATGATGAGAACCCAGTTTAATGAGTGGGAAAATCACAGAATTCAGAGATTGGAAATAAAATGAAAATTAAATATATAGGTAATTTTAGAGATGGAACTGATTGGGCTAAGGCATGTACATATAATGCCTTGGCACTTCATTATGCGGGATATGACGTTTATTGTGAAGCGGTTTCATACAATAATCAAAATATCATAATTGAACAAGAAATAGAATATCTTCTATCAAAACAAACTGATGATTTTGATGTTGTAATTCAACATGTATTACCCACAAATTATAGAAAAATTGGTGGTGTGAGAAACATCGGCGTTGTTGAGTTAGATACATTAACAATATCAGATATTTCTTGGTTGAAAAATCTAATGTTGATGGACGACATCTTTGTTCCAAACAGAGGAAGTAAAACTGTTCTTGAAAGATATGGAATTAAATGTAACATATTCCCATATACTTTTAGCTTTGATAAGATAAATAACCAAGAACAAATAGCAAGAATTGAAGAAGCTAAGAATACATTTAATTTTTATTTTGCTGGCGAACCATCAAAAAGAAAAAATCTAGAAACACTTCTTCGGGCTTTCCATAATGAATTTGATTATATTGAGCCAGTCAGTCTTATCATAAGAGCCGATAATAACTCAATTGAACAAATAGTATCATTTGCAGATTCAGTCAAGGCTAATCTAAAAAAGACAGCTAGGTATAAAAAAGAATCGATCATCAATGGGGCAGCTCCACTTGATATTAGCATTTCTCTTCTAAAGCAAGCACATTGTTTTATTATGCCAAGTTATGGAGAAGCATGGTGTTATCCAGCAATTGAAGCTATGGCGGCAGGGTTGCCTCTAATATATACAAAGGGGCTTGGGATAGAAGACTATTCTGATGGGTGTAGCATTGCTATTGCGTCTAAGCCTACTTTTTGCTATGGAGCAACGGATACGCTTCCGGGCTTATGTACTTCAGAAGATGTTTGGCTTGAAATTGATGTTATGGAATTACAGGCTTATATGAGAAAGATATTTGAAATATATTCAAATGAAAATGAAACCTTCAAGAGTATATCTCAAAAAAGTATAGAAAATGCTTCAAAGTATGATTACAAAAATTGCGAATTTATAAAGGGTATATTATGAAAATTTACATAGGAAATAGAGAAATACAAGATCAGGAATTCAAGAAAATTACTGACATTAAAGTTTTAGATGTGATTGTTGATGATTCAGAGTGTAATGTAATTGTTCTTGATAATATCTTATCAAAGTATGGATTGCAAGAAGCTATTAATAATCTCAATATAGCAATTCGTAAATTAAGGATAGGCGGAACAGTTATTATCAATGATATTGATTTTGATCTATTAACTTATTTGTATAGAAAGAATCCTAATATAATTGATCTCAATAATTCGATGAATGCGTTTGGCGGGTTTAAATCTTTCTTGACAAATTTTCTGCTCTTGGATATAATGAAGAACTTTCAAGAACTCAATCTATTGGCAAATTCGTTTAATGGGATTGAGTTTAGAATGGAGTTTTTGAGAAAATGAATTCTATATTTTCTTGTCAAAGCTGCAAACATGCAATTCTAGAAAATGATTCTCAAAAGGATTGCAATCTAAATCTATTAGAGACTTTGCCAGTTGTAGGTGAGTTAAATGGATATTACGAGCTTGGAAGAGTATGCTTGTCTAAAAGTGAGATCCCAGATGTAAATCTGGGATATATCTTTGTATTAAAAGATGATAGTTTAGTTGATTTAATGTTCGAGAATATTGAAAAGATTAAAGATAAGAATCCACTTTGGATAGGAATCAACTCTGACTTTATAGGAAAATCAGAAATAATACTTAATAGATTACAATCTATAATTAGTTGTAAATTTAATATTATTTCAAACTATGATCCAATCTCAGATTTTGATAGATTAGATCAATTCATGAAAAATTATAAAAATGGATGGACACTTGTAAACGTTGTTGGTGAAGAATTTAATCCAGATTCAAAAGATGTATTACAGAAATACATTATAGATAATGCCGGAATTGCTGGTCTCATTAAAAATAATGAGAATATAAATGGCTGGTGCTTTTTTAATATGATATATAAGTATCTAAAAGGAAGCATTCCAGAAATTGAAAAAGATACTGAGATCATTACAACAGACACATTCCTTGAGAAAATTGAAAAACAACAAAAGTCAATGATAAAAAATTGGGGAGATATTCAATGAAAACTTCCGTGATATTAACAGTATCAAATACTCAAAAAAATATAGCACAATCGATTGTAAGTGTTATAGAGAGTAATACCAGACCAAATAACTTAGCAATTATTTTTGATAATACTACCTCAAACAACCAATGGGAAACTGGAAGAGCATTTTTTAAAGGTTGTTGTGGAAATTCTTCATATTCAGAAGAAATTGATGATTCATCAATTATCTTAAAGAAAAATTATGAAGGCATTAACATGACTGGAATTAAGTTAAATAAAATTTACAACCATGAACTAAATAATTATGCAATTAATTATTTATTTGATGAAACCGATGTATTTTTTACCCTCTCTTCGGGAACTGAGATCTCAAAATGTTATATAGATAATTGCCTAAAAGTATTGTCAGATAGTAATATAGGCGCTGTATATACAGATTATATCGAAGATGGAAAAATTCAATATTTGCAATCTTTACATCCATATGCGATGCAAAACATAAAAATTAAAGAAATTGCATTTAAGAAAAGTCTAGTTGAAAAATCTCCAATAAAATCTAACTATTTTACTTTTGCAAAAGATTTGTCATCAAGGTCAATTATTAAACATCTGCCGGAACCCCTGTTAATAGCATGAATAGATATACTAGAAGAATTAAAGGCAAGGTAACTAATCCTATTCAAATTATTATCTTAGCCGCTGGCGTAGGATCTAGAACAAAATCCTATGAACCAAGATGCTTATTAAAGTATAATAATAAAACTATACTTGATAATCAATTAAATATTTTTAAAAATAAATTTACAAATGGAGAAATAAGTATTGTATGCGGATTTGATTCTTCAAGAATGATAAAAAAGATTGATAAACAAGCCAGAGTAATTGAGAATCAAATTTATGAAACAAGTAATAATGGCGAGAGTCTTAGATTAGGAGTAAACAATTCTCTGTTAGAGAATATTATATTCTTACATGGCGATCTGGTTATTTCTGAAGATATCTTTGATAAAATTAGTTTTGATAAGTCATTTATTTTTGTCGATTCAGGAAATAAGTTTGACGAAAAAGAAGTTGGCGTTACGGTTGTTAATAGCAAGGCTACTATACTATCATATAGCTTACCTACAAAATGGTGTCAAATCGCATATTTAGCCGAGAATGAAACAAATATATTAAGAAAACTATTTTTAAAACAGGACTTCAATGCCAAAATATTGCTTACTTTTGAAATTATAAATAAGATTATAGAAAATGGTGGTGCGTTTGAATGTTATGAAGTTGGAAATAGTTTTATAAAAGAAATAGATAGTTTAAAGGATATCACAAATGAAAATACTAATAGATGATACAATACTTACGTATGCTAATGCTGCTGTTTTTTCAGGATACACAGTGGCAAAGCGGGATGAAAAAATTTCAACGATAGATTTATTCGATAGGTTCGCACCAGATGTGTACATTGGCGATATTAATAAGCTATCAAAATCTGTAATTAAAATTTTAGGCGAGCGGCCTGATTTAAGAGCAGTGTTTTTAGGAACGGGACAAGAAAAGCAGTCAGCAGAATTGACACAAAATTTTGGAAACCTGTATCCAATTATTAAAAATGAACCAAAAGCCGATCTTGTGCATTATAATAAACCAGAATTAGTACAAGAGTTTAAATCTGATGTGGTTGCCATTGACACTGATGTGAATCAATCAATTGTTCTTCCGGAAAAATACTTTTTCAGAATTTTTTCAAGTAGCATTGTTCATCATAATAATTATTGTGGGTTTGTTAACGAACATCAAAAGAAAAACTTCTTCAGGTCTTCTCTAGTAAGTATTTCACAAGGCGACCATTACTTTAATGCGGCTTGGTGTGGTTGCTATCCGGTAGAAGTAATTTCAGTTGAAGCGATATTGTCAGCACTCAATACTAATAATAACAGCAAAATCAGAGCATTAAAAGATGAAGTTTCTGAGAGTAAAAACAATTTCAAAGCCCTATCAGAAATATTTGATATTTTAAATCTTGATAAAGAATCAAAAAATGTCATTTCTAGAATGAAGGAATTATTATGAATATAGCATTTGTTATAGATAATTTAGCGAATTCACAAATTGCCTATGAAGTTATTCAGTTTGTCAATTCATGTACAAAAAAGAAAAATAATATCAATCCAATGATATTCTTTCAAAATAATGCCCCTCCAGTAATAAATCCTGCCTGTATGTCTATGAATATATCTGGGCTATCGGGGTTTAGGGGAATTGCAGTTGCTGTTGGACTAGAGTCCCTAGATATTGTTGAAAAAAATAACTCGTCAACAAAAAACTGGTTGTTTGTCTGGGATCTTCAGTGGTTACACTCTACCGTAGATTATTGTAGATGTCTCGAAGCACTTAAACATTTTAATATTGTGTGTAGGAGTGAATCTCACAAAAAGGTGGTCAAGAATTTTACTGGAAGAAATGATATATTTGTAGCATATGATGCAGATGGTTTATACGAATGTTTAATGCAGACCAAATAATTAAAGATTACAGAGAAGGCAAGAGTATCAGAGAAATTGCCGCAATATATAATACGTATCCTAATAAGATATTGAGATTACTTAAAAAATCTAGTGAACCTCTTCGATCAAAAGAAGAGGCGGCTAGAATGGCTGTAGATAAAGGTAAAATTAAACCTCCTATGCTTGGTAAAAAAAGAACACAGGAGGAAAAGGATAATATTAGCGTCAAGCGAGCTAAAAAATGGAAAGAGATGTCTGAAGAAGACTTGAATGCTTTTAAGGCAAGTGCTAAAGATAGATGGGATTCTCAAACAGAAGAAGAAAAAATATACAAGCAACAAAAAGCCGGAGAAGCATTGAGAAGAGCAAGTATTGAAGGCTCAAAAGCAGAAAAATTCCTATATCGTGAGTTGACAAAACGGGGTTATGATGTTATAATGCATAAGACAGGATTAATTCCGGGAGAAAAATACGAGATAGATTTATTCTTGCCATCATTGACAATAGCAATAGAAATAGATGGGCCTCAGCACTTTTTTCCAATATATGGACAAGAAAATCTAAATAGAAATATCAAGTACGATTCAATCAAAAACGGTGCATTACTATCCCGTGGGATTTGTGTGATTAGGGTCAAGTACCTAGCCAAGCATAATTCTCAAAAAATTAATAACGAACTGTTTGAACTCGTATATAGCAAAATAAAAGATATTGAACAGAACTATCCTAAACCAGAAGACAGGCTTATTGAAGTGGAGATCGCAAATGTTTGAAGAAAAAGAAGATTACCAAGACGATAATATTTTTGAATCAACTAGCATTAATTCAATTGAAGTGGCAAAAGATCCAGATGAACCAGATCAGCTTTCGCCGGAATGGCACGACTTTGTTATGTCAAAGTTTTTAGAGACTGAACTGATTGAAATTAATGGAGAAAAATATCCAAATTGCTACGGTCTTCGTCGTGTTGTTGAACTTCTCATTGGGACAATTATTGAAAGTCGCCCAACAAATCTATTTATTTCGCCCGATTCAACATCGTCTAATCCGGGCCGTGTAACGTGTTTATATGAAGTAACTATCCGCGATTTTGATGGGCAACTCAAGAAATATGGTGATGTCGCGGAAGTATTTTCGATGAACTGTGATGATCTTTTCCTTGCTTATCCTGCTGCGACTGCGGTGACGCGCGCAGAGGGTCGCTGCTTGCGTAAATTGCTCAAGGTGCGATGTGTGGCTGCGGAAGAGCTTACTCGCAATAAGAACGTAGGAGAGGCTGTTAGAGCCGTTATTAAGTCTGCTCCAACAGATGGATCATATCAAGATCAAGACCCGATTAGTGGCGCACAAATCAAAGCTGTTGAAAGTCGTTGTAATATCTTAGGAATCGATGTTATGAAGTTTATTAATGGCTATGAAGACGGTAAGAATTATAACAAATTAGAAGATGTTCGTAAAAGAACAGCTATTACAATGATTGGCTTGCTTAATGAATATCAAAACAATAAGCAACCAATTCCTTCAAATATATTGAAAGGTACATAACGCATGAGTTTTACAATTACAAAAGGTCCAAATGGAGTTACTATTGGTGCAACTGGAGATACCCATAAGGAGGTATTTGCACAGATTGCTGATCTTGAAGAAGTCTTCGGGATTCAAAAGTGCGGCAAATGTCAATGTCCAGAAATCCAATTTAGAGTTCGTACAGTTGATGACAACGATTATTACGAATTCCATTGCAAAAATCCAAAGTGTAGAGCTAGGCTTGCCTTTGGACAAAATAAAAAAGGCGGCGGACTTTTTCCTAAGCGTAAAGATAAAGACGACCAGTGGCTACCAGATGGTGGCTGGCTAAAGTGGGATAAAGACAAAAATAAAGAAATCTAAATAAAAAGCCCCCAGTAATGGGGGCTTTTTTAATTGCTATAGCTTGTCGCTGCTCGTCTTCAGCTATAGAACGAGAATGAGTCACGGTTCGAAGCAGCAGAAAGACCGTCAGCTATTCTCTCAATTATAAGTATTCTAAACTTATATATAATCCATATGCTTGCTTAGCACCAATGCTTGTTGGGGCAGCAGACAAGGCTACTCTCCAAGTATGGCGCATATCTGTGCCTGTTCCACCCCATGTGCCAGACATAATACCAGCAGATCCACTGGCATATCCCGCATAGCCAGAGGCAGAAATTGGTCCACCAACTTGATATTGGTATGTTGGTGCAACGTATTGTACCCATTTTGGATATAGCATTCCGCTAATTAATCCACGACCACCGCTTCCGGGCGAATCTAGCAATGGAACAATTAATCCAGTACCACCAACAGTTTCAGTACCAGTTAAAGTACCGCTTAATGCGCTATCTGGATTACCAGAACCAAGACCAATTTGAGTATCAGTGAAATTATAGAATTTAACACCTACTGAGTTTTGATAATATGGACGTTTTAGATTTGCGGTATCACCAGCAACTTCAGATTGCATATATGACTTCGGCCATCCAGCGCCCCACCATAGTCCATCACCAGAACCAGCAATAGCACCAGAAACATATGCGGAGTTGTTTCCATTTGCTAATACCCAATTATTATAAGTCGCACCTAAGAAATTAGCAACTTCTGCAACTTTAGTGAGAACGCCACTAGCAGGTGAGTTAATATTATTTCTATCATAAATGCGAAGCTGTGCATTTTGTACTTTGACAGCAGTGTCATTATTAAAATTAATAATAAGGGTTGCTGCACCTGAATTGATTTTACTTAATAAACATCCACTTGATGTTCCATAAGCGGTAATGTAGCAGCTAGAGGCATCAATAAATTGAACGTTTTGAGCCGCTGGACCTAATGATTGACCGTCACTACTTGTAACGAATGTATAGCTTTGATAAGTGTTGAGAGCAACACTACTACCAAAACCACCTGAACCATAAAATCCTAAGCCCGATCCGCTAATACCACTAGCGTTAACATAATCGCTATTATTTAATACTCCGAATGAAATTGATGCTGCCATTGAGATCTCCTACAAATTAAAAGGGGGTATACCTATATATTATATTACACATTTTTATTGCCGCAACCGCAATCTTTAGCCTCTTGGGGTATATTCAATGATTGAGGGATTATTTCTTGCTGGGGAATTGAAGCGTTTTCATTTTCTTCTGTTGCTAACCATTTATCAATTGGGCATTTTTCAGTAGCCCATTTAGTTTTTATGGCTAAAAAACATCCACATTTTGCACATTGTACAGTTGATTCTATTAAAAATTCGCATGATTTACATATAGAAAGCCTATCCTGTCTTATATTTTCTGGAACATTTTTAAATCCATTTTTCGCATAATTTGCAACTGAGTTAATAAATTCCTGAATCATAATTTTTCCTTTAATTTTGAGTAATTGTTACACTGGTAGTTAAATCAATAAATACAGTATGACGAGATGGAGCTTGAAATGGAAATGCGGGAGGCAAACAAAATCCTACTGGTATTCTAGTATTTAGATTATCTCCAAGATTATTATAGCATGATGAAGATCTGAAAGACCCATAACCATAATTATATCCTTGGGCGCACGCACCATAAAAAAATAAACCTGAAATATCTGTAAAATTAATTACTACATAAGCCCCATACGAATATCTTTCAACTGATAAATCTTTAAAACAGCCATCTTCATTATTATAAAAATCTATATTTCTTCCTATTCTTCCACCAACGGTAGTTTTAAAAATATATTTTACATCTTTACAATATGAATCCTGTATTGTTACAGATCCTCCTTCGCCACCAAAACCCTTATAAGCATAAATAGGATCTGAGCCTTCGGGAAAAGTAACTTTTATACTTATTGGATTTAGTAGATATTTTACTATCTGATTTTTAATTTCTAATCCACGCTTTATTTCTGGGGCGTTTGGATCTGCTCCTTTAGGCAATGGATCTATTACAGTTCCGCAAAAAGGGAAGGGATAATAAACTTCAGGTCCAAGACTAGCACCTTTATAATTAAAAGAGATATTAATAGTATAGGAATTAGGGGGAGGATCTGCTTGTGAAAAATCAGGAATAGTAACTGTATCTGGTGAATTAACGAAGCACCCCTTGCTTGTTTGACAAGGTGTATTAGGCCAATCAAATTCATCTACGACAGTTTCTTCTAAGGAGGCTTCAATGAACTTTACAAATGTTCCACATGGAATATATTGATATGAGCTATCTTTACTATAATATTCCGCAGGATGCCCATCTTCCACAGAAAGAAAAAGTGGATATCCATTATTATCGGGAATAATAACAACTTCAATTTTATCAGATTTTACGGGAGGAACCCCGCTATACTTAGGAAATACTTGATCCCATGCTACAGTATATCCAACCGTTGAAGTTCCACATCCACAATTACCTATAAGAAGTTGTGCTGTATTACCTCCGTATTTCCAATTTACTTTATTATTTAATACTTTTGGATACCCGGAAGCTGAATTGCCATTTACGCGAACGTCTATGGAAGGAGTGAAACCAAAGTCACCTATACACTTATCAGGATATGTACAATCTGGTGAATAAAAAGTAGGAACATACACGCCTGTACTATAATTATTTGATGCTCCTACATTAAAAACTATACCATTTTTATTCTTAAATAATACATTATGCTTTATACCACAGTTATCTAAATCGCCGTATTGCTGTCGTGAATGGGGAATATCAAATGCCCTATCAAGAATAGATTGACCATCGCTAAATACATCAACATTTACACCACAACAGCCAGAATTTTTTGGAACAGATATTGAGTCTGCTATAATTTCTTTTACATGTACTCCATCAACCACATAAGACGTATATTGATTTTTTTTCGAACAACATCCCATTTTAATTCTCAAATTCTATTAAAAGGCCTTTAAAGTAAAAATAAATATTATATTGTTGATCTGTCTGTTGTGAATATACTTGCAAAATTAGATTAGGTTGTAAATTGATATTGCCGGAATAAGTAGCTAATAAATTTTTTCCAGTTGGATTTTTTCTAAAGTTTGTAGGATTATAGTCTATATTTGTTTCAGATAAACTAAAATAATTCGAAGTAGAAAATGATGAGAAACTATTAGTAGTTGTATTTTCTATAGAAAGAATGGGTTTCTCAAAAATATAAGGATGAAATCCAAAACCGGGATTTTGAAGAACAGAATCTTTGGCCTGCCAAACTCTTGTTGGGCGAGTAAAAGTATCAAATAATGTTACTTCTTCCCATTCATTTGAATCATTATAAAATGTTAAAACAACAGGAAATTTATCAATTAAACTAGGTAAATCAGCAGTACCAAAAATATTTGGAAATTGATTAACGATTCTAAAATTATATTGATTTTGTTTATCAATATTTCTTCTGTATTGTTTTGTCTGTGATCTAAAAATTCTAGCATTATAATATTTTTGATTATTAATATTTGATATACTAAATTTAGTATTTAATAAGGATAATATATTATTTGCTTCTTGTTTAACATCAAATGGTAAATCTTTCATTCTCCAATCTTGTAATTCAAAGCTAAATGTATAAGAAAAAGTTTTCGGCCAAGTTATATCATATGTATAAGATATATTATTATCTTCAGAACTGTCTATTTCTAAAGTATATGCAAAATCAATCTTATGATTACATTTATTTTCAACCTTAAAGCGTGAACTTGAAAATATTTCATCTTTGCATGATTTATTAGATTCATAATTACTTGTTTCATCAATAATATTTATGCTATTTCCTAGCAAACATTTATTGTCATCGACTGTTATCTTTTTATAATTGCAAAAAGGAAGTAGATAATTTGAATCTACAAAATTAATAGAAGGAAGATAAAATCCAACTACTGATCCATAAAAATCTTTATGCTCTGGGCTTTGGTCATTGTATGGATATGGATTGATTGTAGCACGTTTATAAGAATAATAATATCCTTTAAACTCAGGATTATAATTTTCGTAAAAGTATCCCTTAGCAAAGAACGGATATCTAGTGTCTTTAACTATATTTATTTTATTATCTATCTGGATATCTAATGTCTTATCAATCAAAAAGGCATTTCCTCCCCTTTTTGCTTGTATGCTATATGTCGATCCAGTGGTTGCCGCCTGTCCACCAGAATTTCTTAATAGTAAACATATTATAGCATCATTATTAGTCTCATCTATATAATATAATATATCTTTTAGAACAGATATATATTCTAAATTAGGATTACTGTTCCATCTTAAGAATTTATTGGCTATATATAAGCAATAAGAATAACTTGAGCTAGAATATCCAGCACTAAAATAATTTAAATAAAAAGGATCACTTAATAAACCCAATGATCCTACACTTCCAGTCCCGTAATTAAATAGATAATTATTTAATTCATATAAATTATATGCCGGTATACTAACATATAATTTATCTTTTAAGCTGTTAATTACATCTTGATCTGTATTATATCTAGTAAAATCAGGTAGAGTTTCTTTTTTACCCTGTACAGTCATATCATCAATAGGATAAAAATTAAATAATGCCTGAAAATAAATCGCACAATAATCCGAACATTTTGTTGTTCCACCAGAACACGATCTTCCCATTATCCACACTCCACCCACATGGGTCGCCATTCATCATTAATATCAATTACCATTATATAAGCATTGACACTAGCAGATAATGATGGGTCTCTATTAGTAACAGTAATAAATTCCGGTTTAGCATTTTCTAGCTTGCCACCTAATTTTGCATTTCTCATTACTTTCATTTGAGCGGATGTAGGTGTTGTATTACCTGTTCCAGCGGGAACAAGGTCAGTCATTAAAAATCCCTCAAGAACTTCCGGACCACCAACCCAAACTTTTCGCTTATTATGCCATCTTAAATCAATCGGCCCGGTTTTCCATAATTTTCTAAGCGTAGAAGTTTTAGGATGGAACTTGTATTCGCCACTAGTATAAAATCCGGTTGCATTAGGAACTGGCAATCCCTTGGTATCATAGCCCCATCCAGAGTAATACATTGGACCCTTTAAGCCCATAGTCCGAACATTAGATTCTATCCCTTGCTTTTTCAAGTTAATATTGGTGGGTTGATTAGTAGAGGTAGATCTACCATCCTTAACAGCTATTCTAAAATCATTGTTAGTATTATATGACCCATCATTATTTATAGTTGCAAATGTAAAATAAGGATCTAAATCAAATGATGTAGGCGAAGGACTATTTCCAAAAAACATACCAGATACCATACCAGTATAAGATGATGAGGGATATATCTCAACACTGGGAAAAATTGACATAGGATCAATAGCCCCATTAAAACCATTTGGTACTCCTATATATTGTCTATTTTTAACTACATTTGGATTTGTGCTTAAAGTTGGCGTAAAAGTAGCCACCGTTTGCGTTGTAATTGTAGATGCAGTAACTGTAACGGTTGTTGTTTTAACAAGACCATGAACATTCTCTGTTTTTGTTGATGTTCCCGCTGGCAAATTTGCTGTATTTGGTTGCACTACCGTTGTAGTTCCAGCGCCGTATTTGTCTATATTGGTAGTTGTTGTAGCACCATTAACTGTTGTTGTAGTTGTAGTTCCTGTACCACCCGAATTACTTGCAGCAGATGATTTTCCATAAACTAATTTTTCAGTAACTGTAGTTGCTAGATTGGCCCCAATATTATAAATTGGAATACCACCTAAAGTTTTCATACTTGTTGTAGCATAAGTACGATAAGTTGCATCAGTAAAAGCAAAGTAATTAGCTGAGCTAGATGCCCATGAAAATTTTGTGCCAGCCGTAAATGCGGGTAATGTATCTGGAACATCTACTAATAAACTAATATTTAAAGAAGAATTATCCGATGAAAATGTTGTTGGCGCTGGTATTGAAACAGATACCGATTCAACAGTAAGACCAAAAAATTTATCTGAAAGATTAGAAACGCCTTCAAGTCCATTTAATATAACCAAATATTTAGCAATGGCATCAGATGCTGCGCTAATTTTATTATAGCTCATTATCTTTCCATAAAAAGTAAATGAGCCATAAGTAAATGTCATAGTTGAGCCGAGGCTCATTGGAACAAACGTAATATTATTTGCTGGGTCTTCAGCTACTGTTAGATTTAGTACACAGCTTTCTGAGTTTATACTTGCATCAAATTTTTGAAGATAGCAGTTAAAAAGTTTTGTGTTATATACCGGAAGAGATACTGGTGGAGTTGTTGGCGGTGTAGTTGTTGATCCAGAACTAGTGCTTGTTGTGGTTTTATATGGAAGTATTATTTTATTTGGATTAGGTGCAATTTGCCCATATATACGCGAATTATCATATTCTGATGAATTAAAATTTATAAATTTTATATAATTAGAATCATCAAAAACAAGTTCTGCGCCAAGAGGTGTTGTTTGAGTAATTCCATTTTTAAAATCAACCCACAAATAATCATTTTGAACTGAAAAATTTATAACTTCACTACTAAAAAATAGAGATCGGTTTATTATTTTTGTAATATCTAAATCTAAACTTACAACCACCCTATACATTTTATGTGGATATGTAAATTCTGCAAATTTTACTCCATTAGAAATATTTTGACTATTAGTGCCTAATTTAGAATCACCTGAGTACCCCTCTTTATAAACATCAAGTACAAATTCTCCACTTTCTTTTTGTGGAGGATTATATTCGCTAAAACTAGAAATTTTTCCAGTTAACTTAATAGTTCCGCGATTAAAGGAAACGGTATCACCAATATTTGGAACTTGTGTTAAAATTGATCCCGAAACACTATCGTCAATAATTAAAACAATTAAATCATATTTTCCGCTACTATGAAAAGTAACATTATATCTTCTTATATAGCAACCTAAGAATTTTTCAGTAGATACTGAATTATATTGATCCTGAATACTTGACATTATAGATTTCCTTGATTAAATAGTCTTCTTACTTTTGCCGGGTCGGTTTGGTCATACGTAAATACCGGTGTAAATATTTGTTCAAAACTAGCACCAAAACTTTCCATATAATTTGATCCTAAAGATCTAGCAGCAATACTATGTGGTGAAGACTGAACATTGGTATTTATATTCATATTATCACCTCCAGCGATTGCATTTGCGATGGATTTTGACATATTTGCATAAAATCCATTATTTGAGAACTCCGCAATTTTAGGCAATCTAGGTTCTATAGCTCCCAAGAATGATTTTGGTATTGGCCTTGGTACTGGCATTTTAAATAAATCTCTCAAATCTTTTTGAAACTTGTATGCATTAGATCTTGCTGTTGCCGCTGCCTCTATATTATATTTAGCCAATTGACCGTATTTTTTAGTCCAGTTTTGAAAATTATAAGTAGTTTTAAATCCCCCGTTCGCATCTGCGGATACAGACATTTGAGTTACATATGGACCACCTGAGAAAAATCTATCAGCAAGATTAAATTGTGGAATTTCGGCAAGCTCAATAAAACCTGTTTCATGATAAGTTACAGCCATTAATTCTGCATTAATCATAACTTTTGCAGCTTCATTCATAGTTTTTGTCGATCCATACATTTCTGGATTTAGCTGTGTATTATCAACAATTGCTAGTTTACCTTTTCTTCCCATTTGAGTATTAAATGAATACCACGGACCCCAAACATACTTTGTGCTTTCTTGTGGAACTCCAATATATTCTGGGGCAACTCTAGATTCTGGCAATTCAAAATCAAGATTTTCAAATCCAAATAAATTATGGTATCCCGGAGTTAACATAACACCATATAAATCTAACATATAAGTACCAAATATAATATTACATAACTGGTTGAACCCATTATGAACAGAGCAATATTCATCATAAATTGCAATTGGCGGGATGTCTACTTTGACAAATCCATAAGTTGTTGTTACAACAATCGGATTTCCCGCAGAGTCCGTTTTTCCTGAAAAACTTGATATATCAATCCATCTAACACCCCATGAGTAATCTATATTAGCTTTAGCTGAAACACCATTATTTGTGCCAAATGGTACTCGACCATATTCATTTTGTAAGGGTGAAAAATCCATATTGATATAATTAGGATATATAACTGTAGTTTCTAGTCTTCCATTATTATCGTAGAAGAATATATCAGGAAACCATGAATAAGAATTATCACCGGCCCAAGCAGATTGAACTGGATTCCAAGAATTTTGATATTTTTGATCAAATGAAATCCATCTAAAATTATTGTCTTGTCCCCCCGGTTCAGCAGGAAATGCCACAAGAAATGATCTACCGTAATAATTTTCGGCTGCTTTTTTAACTGCATTATATCTTGCATTTATAGCAGCTTGTGCAAAAGTTTTTTGTCCATCTTGATAACCATTTAAATAGGTTGCATATATTCCTGCGGTATACATGTCTGTATTATAAAGGTCATGGGGAAGTAGATCGCCCTGTAGCAAATGATAGAAGTCATCATTTTTAAGACTAATACTAAAATCGCCAAAAGTAATTGCTTGTTGTCCATTTCTCATAGCCATTAAGATATGATATGCGGTCCATGCTTTTCTATCAGGGGCTAGAGCGCATCTTAGTTCGAGTAATGTTGTATCAACATATGTAAATGATCCAGTACCACCATAATCAGCCGGAGTGCCAACGGGATCACCACCATCAATCGTTATTCTTACCTGTGCTAATGGATTTGCGTAATCTGTAATATTACCATAGAAATATGTAGCGGCTTTTCCTGTTCCTATTTGACCCCAAATTGGAAAAATATAATTTCTATTTGCTAGCCAATATCTAGATGCTGGGCCACCAAGTAAAATTTGTTGTGTTACAACATCTGGAACTTCTTTACCTGTACTATATGAAACTAAAGTTCTATCTTTTTCTGGAAGTTTATTTTTTAAATTAGTTATTGTTTGAGAGATAATATCGGGACTTGGTGGTGCAGTTCTCGACAATACTTTAAATTTTATAACTGGATTTTTAATTACATTATATTTATCTGCTGCACCTTGAATTGTTACAGTATAATCATAAATAGCAAGCTCTGTAAGTTTTCCAACAAGGTCATTGATAGAGACCCAATTACCCTGAATCCTATATCCGGGAATTTTAGGTAGTATTTCTTTTTTGAGTTCAGAAAAATCAAGAGTATATTCTGAGTCAGCATACTTAATTTTACTACCAAAAACGCCTTGACTCATTACTGCAACTATATCATCAAATATATTGGATTTAGTTTTTGTATTTTCTACTGGATATCCCATCTGATTAATATCAGCTTTGCCAAAGAAACCACCATATGCAAAGTTTTCCTTATAGGCATATAGATTAATGATATTGCTTGGATATTGAGAAGTGGCAGTCATAGTAGGCTTCGTTCCGGCAGGATCTAAGATATTGTTATCATCTATATAGATAGTCCCAAGAAATTCAGACAAAACAACATGAACGCCATTTAGAATAGTAGCTGGAGATTCTAATATGACTTGATATCTACGACCATCAGAAACACTTTCTTTATATTCCCATTTTTTTAATATGCCACCAAACTCTAAAGCGCCGTGCTTAAATAAACAAGCAGTACCCAAAGAAGGGGCTTTAAATGTATAGCCATTTTTTGGATCTTCTACTAGATCTAAAGAGCAAAATCCTGCCTCGCTACCCCATCCAAGCGAAACATTGACACTTGCTACATAACAATTAAAGAAAAATAAAGGCTCTATGTTCATTTTTGATAAATCCATCCTATACTTGCACTACATTTGCCAACTGTCCAGTCCCATGATTCTGAAAAAGAATCAACATAAACATTTCCACCCGCTGGCGCATATGACATAGCTGTGCTTACAACTAAATTTCTAAGTCCATCATTAACGGCAGTTCTGCTTGGTCCTTCTACAACAACTTCAACAACGGCTGTTCTTTTTCTATCTTTTGTAACGCCCATGTCTTGTAATATTGGTCCATATGCACCTCTTCCAATTACAGATATAGAAACGATTGTTTTTTCATCAGCTAATGCATTTGCAGAAATCAATCTATTATTATCACTTATAGTTGCAGTGGCTGTTATTGGCTTATACGCATCAAAAATATTAATTAGTCCGACGACCGCTGATCCATATGCCTTGTATGATACGTTGAAATTAACTGTACCCTTATTTTTATTTTTAGAAACAGTTGCTTGCATTGGATAGTTTCTTAAGGTTGTTCCGGGTACAATCGCACTATATTTACCAAATGTATCTGATGCCAGAGCATATATTGGACCACTCTTTAAATCTCCACCAGACAAGGCATTGTATACGGCTTCTGCCTGACTTAATTTATCATAACTAGGATCAGCCATTCCTGCCAAAGTTAATCCTTCAATTGTGCCTTCAACAGTAACACTGGCATCGCCTTGTTCATCCTTGTTAAAATTTGCAGTTATATCAAAAGTTGCATCTTTTTTACTTTTAAAATAAGTTTCTGTAATTGAGTAAGATCCACCAGCAACATCAGCCGAAGCAACCCTTGTTCTATTATATTCAGTATATCCAGCGGCAGTAGCTCCGGCAACAAGATAAGTACCAGTGTCAACCTTTACTCCTCGGCCATCAAGAGTGTTATATAACCCCGCACCAAAAATATCTTGTGAAGAAATAGCCAAATTATCCATTTTTTTGGATTCAACATATTTATACGCTTGCTGAAAGGCTTCTTTTTTATCTTTGTGATTTATTAAACCTTGTGCAGATACAGTATGAGTAATAGTATATCCAAAATATAATGTATTTGTAGTTATATCTGAATAGCTATCAAAGGTTACTTTATCATCTTCTCTTTTTATTTCAAAACTTTCAGAAGCAGATCTTAATTTCCATGCTGAGGTTGGATCAGAAGGACCAGTATATGTCTCAAAAGTCAATGTGACTTCTTGGTATTGTATTCCAGCAGTATCTTCGGGGGGTTCACTTGTCGAAACACTAGTTAGAGAAACTGATGGATATGATACACCCAAAACAGATATAGTCAGGGGGGCCATTTGAACGTGGGACTCTCTTCCGCCACCACCTTCAACGATATTGGCTAATCCAACAGTAGTTCCAGCTAATGCAGCTATTCTGGCTGCGCCATCGCCACCACCAGCTATATAAGCCCCTTTAACAGTTATTATATGTTTTTCTGTAAGAACAGAACCGTCTTCATTCCTAGTAAAATCTTTATTAACGGTAAGTGCAAGTCCATATGCAAATGTAAAACTCTCTGTTCCCCAAGTTAATACTGGCGATGCCATATTTTCCTATCCTCCTATTATGGTAAACCGTTTGACCTGACATATAGCGGCATTTTATAACCCGGATAATCTACGCCAGAAACATAAAGTGGAATTGTTTGACCTTTGCCATAAATCCCCGAAACGTATAAAGTTGTATTTGCAGTCTGCATATTATTATACACAAATAGGTCTAAATTAGCCATAGTTGGTAACTTAATAAATAGCGGAAATTCGTAATTTTTATTAAATACCGAAGAACCACTTGAATTTGTATAAAGATCAATGTTACCAAATGGATTTGATGCATTTATATATACAGGAAGATCTCCCGAAGATGAGTATGCAAGCCCCGTAGATCCACTTGGATTAATATTAAGTGAGATACCCGCATATATAGTTCCCGTAGGTGGCTTGATCGTTAAAGAAAGACTTCCTGAGCTATTTGGGGAACCTTCATAATGATTATCAAGTGATAGATCAAGTTTATTATAACCATAGTATGTGGGCCAATATAGCACTAAAGGAACATGATTATTTAAATGTCCATTGTCAATATATAAAGGAACATTTCCAGTAGTGATATAATTTTTAGTAAATAGATTTAAATTACCACTTGACAAACTTATAGACTTATGGAATAATGGTAGATTACCACTAGAAGGATTATACATTTCTAGGAATAAATCAATATTTCCCGATTTAGGTAGCGGTCCCTGAGAGTACAACTGAATCCCACTATTATTTGGAACATATGGAATTGTGTACAATGTCATATTTCCAGACGAATAACCATCTATAGTTTTTAGATATAGAGGTAGTCCATTTGGAGATTGCATATCCATTATTAATATGTAGTTCAATAATCCAACGCTAGAATCCTGAACCCCATCAATAATATTCAATGACTGAGAATATTGTCCCGATTGATAATCCCCCGAAGCATCATATAGTGCTGCGGCGGAAGTTGATGTAAGTTTTAATATAGAAGCATCTGTATTAAATTGACTAAATCTATGATATTTCGGTTCAAACTTTTTAGAATTCCAGTTATATTGGAAACACGCATATTCATTCCAATCTCTAATTAGTAATAGTCCATTATAAATATCATATTTATTTGCTAAATCAATTATATATGTGGCAGAATTATTTGATGTGCCGTCATATGAAAGATTGCTTGTTACCTCGTATGTGTCGGGATTTACATTATTATACACGTTATTTGAAAGATCTATAGTTGGTGATAAACTTGATTCATGCAAATATAGATTATCATTAGAATAATATTTATAAACCTGTATATATGGTAATGGATTTACAGTAGTTTTTGACTTCTCATCTATTTGACTATTCTTATGAGTTACTAAAAACTGTTCATCAGTTACAAAATATTTTCCAAAATTATTATTTCCCGAACTAGTAATAATTTGAGTTATTGTTAAATTATTATTAGATCTATTCAAGTAATAAATATATTCTTGGTCTCTATTTATAGAAGGCCAGCCAACTACTAGTTTTTTATTATTGTATGAAACAGTCGATCCAAACAATTGAATCTCCTGTCTTTGAAGCATTCTATCTGAACTTTCATATACGCACGGAAAACTTATATTGTATATATTTTGATTTGATGAGGAATTTATATCAAATGAATAAAATTTACCTATCATATCTACATTATTATTTTTTAGATTATTGATATAATCAGAATCTTTTACATTCGTTGATGCAAATCCATATATTTTTTCATTTTCAATTTCAAAATCAGAAGTTTTCCCAAACGAATCAACAAAGCCAAATTCTAATGGAAAGGCATTTTGATCTGGCAGTTCTATGTTGTATATGGAATTATAATTTGTATTTTTCTGCCAAGAAAAAAATCTACTGTTTACCCAATATGAATCAGTTGTATACCCATAGTTAGTAATTTCTTCTGAAGTAATTGGTGCATTATTAAATGTATTTATAACAGATAATAATCTTTCTTGTTTATTAAGTGATTCGTACTGTACCCAAGGATTATCTGAAGTAGTTACAGTTGTTAAATATTCTATGTTGGTAATATCATTTATTTTATAAAAATGGACTTTTCCATACGGAAAATAATTTGGTACAACCTTTTGATTTTTTGGTAATATTGTATTTGATTCAAGTATAAAATCATCAAATATTTGAAATGACTCAATCGCTCCGGGTTCTGAAACCATCATTATATAACTTGAGCCGTATTTCTTTATTGATATTTGATTACCAAATCTATTGCCATTAAATACTCCAAAGACCTGTTCATCATTATTATTAAATCTTTGAGTTGGATAGAAATTAGTCCATGATCTTTGACCGGTAAAATCCGCTTGTGGTTTTAATAGATCGTCATCATATCTATCACTTTCAATAGAACGTAAATACGGATCACTTTCCAATGTATCAGGTTCATTGAACGACCTTAGCTTAGTATTAAATCCATAACCATTTTTCCCGCATGGAGAATATAGAGTTGTATTATATTTCCAAGTATTGCCATCAATAGCAGTCCAAGAAATTCCTGTGGGATTTTTTAGATTAACTATGTTAGCGGAATACAATAGATCGGGATCACTATATAATCTAAAATAATTATCATCAATTACCTTTACATACCACAATCCATTTGCATTTGTAACGCTAGCGTCTGCGGTTCCAGTACTTAATGCTCCAACTATTTTTATTCTTTGTCCTGTATTTAATCTATGGTTGTAAGAGTGAACAACATCGCCACTTACTCCGGCAGGAATACCTGTTTTTATAGTATATAAATCAACTTTACCACAATTGAAGAATGGTGCTATTTTATAGACATTCATTATAGTAATATTTATTTTGCGCCAATCAGCAACTAAATAATCTGGCGTTAAGAATGCACTTGAATATTCCGGAAAATCATTAAAATTAACTGTTCCCGTCCAGTCGAAATAAACCCAGTCACTCAGTCCTATATGGCTATAGCTCCCATCATCTTGCACGATTATATACCAATAAAAATCAGTATTATTATCTATAGTTGTGGGATGGGATATAAGAGTCGTATCAAATAATCCAGATATAAAATCGTTATATCTTACAAAACCACCAAATTTATATGTTCTTTCTGTAGAAGTAGAAACCGCGTTGATATTTTGTGAATCAACTGGTGATATTGTTGAATAAATTATATCTATAAATATATCACTATAATCAGGTACTTCAAATTCAGTAGAATTATAATCCATCCATTTTTTAGTTGGATCTTGTAGTAACTGAGCTAAAGATGGTATTATAAATTTAGACAGTCTAAAAGAATTAGCATCTGGAACAAAATAATGAGTACCGTCTAATATTATTGCTCCCGGCGGTAGCGTTGGATTTGTTGTAATAGTTACTGTTGATGTTGTATAAGTTGGTATATTTAAACATCCACCACCAATAAAGCTAGCCCAAGATCCCGGCGATCCCGTAAACGAAACTATAGTTGGTTGATTTTCTCTACTTGATATTGGACCTATACTACCACTATTACTATTAGAAATATATGCCGATATCTGTTGCGTATTTCCGTATGCATCAGTATATTGTAGAGTCAATGTTCCAGCCGAAGTTAATGAACAGTAACTCATTGTTGACCAAACAACTGAATAGTTATATACTGTGACAGTTTCAGTAGTTGGAGCAGGTATTGGAAGTAGCTGTATTGGTGATATATACGCTGAATATATAGAGGGATTCTCAGAAAAATCCATCATATACTTTTCAAAACTAGTCCAATCACTAGTCCCCACCGCCATTATATCGTCTTTTACTGCTATGTCGCTAATACTCCAATCAGCAGACATTGTATAGTCAACTGCCTGAGCGCCCCTATTAGTATAGTAATAAGTATCAAATTTATTTGAAGAATAGTCTTTCCATGTAAATTCTAGATTAGCATTTGATACATTATTGATTGCTTCCGGTGATGACAAGGAGAAATCATAATTTGTATTTGCTTTTAGAATTCCACTTTTATTAAATTTATTTTGTACAACAAGTGGTAAAAGCCCCGATCCAAGATTTGCCTGTAAATATAACGGCATCCCGTGAATCATTCCATTTCCACTAGATCCAAAAATATTTAATCCTAACGAACCATTCTTCTTTGCCATTCTAGATTCCTATTATTGAGGGGGCTTTGTTGGGTCAGTGCTTTGAGATGGATTACCTTTTTTAGCATTAATTTTATCAATAACATAGTTTGCAATACCGTCTCTAATTTGAGTTGCTATTGCATTTCCATCTATACCACCAATATTTAATTGACCATCAACTCTTACTGTATGTGTTACCGTTAATCCACTTAATTGACTTGCTAAATCTTGGAATTGTTTAGTAAATTCAGAAATTTTTGAAGCTAAATCTCCACCAGAACCTCCGGATACAGTGCCACCACCAGCATAATATCCAACATGTCCACCATTAGCAAAACCTACAACTCCACCTCTATTGAGTTGTTCCATAAAACCTTTACCGTATTTACCAACAGCGCCTTTATTCATAACAAATTCGCCGGGAGTTAGCATGGCTGGAACGGTATCTGTTGATCCACCAGAAGCAAATCCCTGTAATTGTTGTCGAAGATTCATATTTTTCTTTATATTTGATTTAAAATCTCTTCCTTCTTCAGCTAGTACAGAATCTTGAATGGTTGCAACAGCTTGATGTCCAACTTTAGATATGCTTTTATCATTAAATATAGCATTTCCAGCAACTTGAAAAATATCAGTAATATTTTTACCTATAGAAGTATTCTGGTCAACCTTCTTATCAAACTCGGCTCCAGAAATCAATGCTCTTGAACTTTCGAGATCTTTCTGTAATCTAAACTGCTCTGATGCATTTTTCTTAATTTCATCTGCTGAAGGAACTATTCTTTGTGGAATAATATCTTCAACTTTCATAGGAGTAATATTTGATGTATCAGCAATAGCTTCTCTATGTGAACGAATAGCCTC